CTTATAGCGGAACGGACGGACGCGCCCCACACGGCGCACACGCCCCACGGCAGACCGTCACGACAACACGCCGCCGCTCTTATAGCGGAACGGACGGACGCGCCCCACACGGCGGCAGACGAAAGTTCCCAGGCTGAGCCTAATCCCCTTGAGGGCAACCTTGGTACAGCTGATGCGCTCACTGCTTGAGTGTGAGTGATGCTGCCTACAATTTGGGTTCGTGCGGCAGCTATAACCTCGGTTGGCTTTGCCATCGAGGGCGGGCGATGGTAGATACTGACCCACGGTTGAAGAACCAATTTTTCCCGCCATTTCTCTAATGCGGCTTCGTGTGTGCAAGCGCACGGAATGGTCGGAAGCCCATGCAAACGCAGACCGGAGAGCCACACTCTAAAGTGGGCATCAGTTACCCAAAGGACTCTTGCAAGCCACGACTGGTATCCCGGCGAAGCAAGACAAGTATGGGTGAGGTCGTCTGGAGTAGACGGACGGCGTGCCGGATGCATAGAACGGCAACAGATCCATCATTTACCGGTGATGGGACGTCGAGCGCCTCTTAGCGCGTGAGAATGCATGACATTGCACTGAGGGCATGTTGTGTGAAGGTTGCTTTGATGAAAACCGCTTTGGACTTTGAGCCTCCATTGAGGGGACATAGCCCTGGTTGGATTCACTGAGCCGCAATCCCGTCAATGAACGGTGAGCGGTTGTTATCTGAACCGGCATGAAAGATGAGCAATGAAATGTAGCGGAATGAAATAATTCGGCTCTAAAGCCGATTGTACCTATACATCAAGAACACGGGTTCGCTCTTGCGGCTCGTGTTCTTTAGTATGGGCACAGTTCCATAAATACGAAATAGGAGGATTCCCAGAATGACCATGACTGAACATGAAGCCAAGATTGGCGCCCTGATTGAGCGCTACAACAAGGCTATGGACGAAGAAGTGGTTGATATGCGCAAGCTCAATGCTATCGAAGCCGAGCTGAAAGCAGCTACCGCTGATGCGAAGAAGGATAAGAAGACCGAGGTATATGGCGTCCTGTCTAAGAACGCCAACCCCATGCTTGAAGCATGCCGTATGCATCACTTCGAGTATCCCGCCTACGCTTTCACCAAGGAAGATGGTGAAGTGACCGGTGTTGAAGCGTCTACCAAGACCGCTAACATCAGCCCCGTTGAGTTTGGAAGCCGACTGATTAAGGAATCCGAGTCCAAATCCTGCCCCTATGAGCGCACAGGCGTTTGCAAGAGCGGCCATGCGTGGGAGTATCGCTCCGAAAAGTTGGCCTATATGCTGACCTACCGCACCATCAAGAAGCTGGGCGGTTCCCCTGAAGACATTGAGGAGTTCAAGCACTCCTACGCAATCCGTGACCTGGCCGCCCGTGAAAAGATGGGCGAAACCCCGACCAGCAATACTCAGCTCGTGAAGGTTCTGCAGAGCATTATCGATATGCTGGTATTCACTGCGAACGACAAGGGCGAAAACGCGGTGAAGGCCAATGGCAAGGACGTTGAGTTCCTGCTTGCCATGTTCGAGAAGGCTGGCCGTGGTGTTGGCGTGGTTGAGGTTCTGAAGGGCAACAAGGTGAAGGACTACATCTTCACGGTTTGCCACATGATCGTCACGGGCAAGCCCTATGAGGTCAAGTACGCCAAGAAGAAGGACGGTTCCGGCGAACAGCCTGTCACCGTTCGCAAGCCTGTTGAGGGCAAGAAGTCTGAAGGTTCTCAGTCTGCACCCAAGAAGGGTAAGGCCAAGAACGTCAAGGTTTCTGATTCCGAAACGGTTCAGATTCCGCGTCCCAAGAAGGGTGATGCACAGAAGCCCGAAGCCGCTGAGGTTCCGAGTTCCGAACTGCCCTCCATGGAAGAGATTCCTGAAGCCGAAATCGCATAAGGTTTCGGCCTAACGCCTGGTAGCCAGACGATGAGGTTCGAGGTCAAGCAGAAAAGCAAAATCACATGAGCGCGGAAGCGCATAATACATAGGTTTCGAGCTTTGAACCGTGCGGCCTTGATCGTCTGGCTTTGAATGGAGGTTTTCGGATGTACTACTATCATTATAGGCGCAAGATGACCCCGTTTCAGAGGTTTATGAGCGACTGTCGTTTCTACATCAGAACATATGGCCCGATGGTTCTGAAGGCTATTGGCGAATGCATTGTGTCCATGGCGTTCTTTGCAGCGATGCTTTTCGTCCCGTCTATCATCGGTTGCATGTTCTACTAATGAGGTTTTGAGCAATGACAAGATTTGAAGAGATCGGCGCTGAGCTTCAAGGCGGCTGCGCCACCATTGACCAGGCGGTAAAGACTCTCAATTACTCCTGCAGCCTTTGTGCCATGAAGGGTGTGAAGATTTCCTGCGATAGATGCGCTATTGCAGTAGCCCATGAGCAGGTTTGCGCAATCCTTCTCGATATCGAAGAGGCGAAACTCGCTGAAACCAGGAAGAAGCTGGTTGCGCAGAAGGTTCGTTCCTGTCAGCCTAAACAGCGCACTTATGTGAGCGGAAAGCACCGGACGGCAGTGTGTCATTACGACTAATTCTGCTGTACTTCAAAAGGCTTTTGTGTTATAATACCTCTGATGACAAGGTTTTGAATCGGAGGGGTTATGACATGAGCGAAAGAGTGTCTAGTTCAGCCGTAAACCCAAGGCTGAATTTTATGTTCAAGAAGATTTCGGTTTCGAGAATGTCCCTCGTGTATTGGCTGACGATACCAGAGTTCGAAGCCGAAATGATCTATCGACTGGATAACGGAGAAACGATTGATGATCTGGTTGTGTGTGAAGTTATGAAGCGCATCTATGCAAAATGGGATCGCTTGCGCGAAGTCTCAAGTGAAAAACCGGATTTCAACTATTCTCTTGCACGGCGCGGTATCCATCAGATCGAGAAGGCTATCGCAAATCCGTAATGAAAAGTTTGCGGTTTCTAAAACACGCATGCTGCGAAAGCGGCTTGGAGGTTTTGCAATCAATCCTCCTCTCTATTCCTACTATATCTACACGGAGGTGAGTTTTTGACCGATTTTGAGTATGTAAAGCGATTGACGATCCTTTACAAGAAGGTTTTGAGCCTGCGCAGCGACGATGACTATGCCATCAATCAGCCCCAGATGGACAAGCTCATCAAAGTTCTGACGTTCTTTATGGATGAAGCCAAACGTCAGGATGGCAAGCTTGAACCCACTAAGCTCGTTCCCCGTGAAGAGCACGGCGGCGTTACCTGTACATTCCTGGTTTTCGACATTTACGGCGATACCGTAAAGCAGTTCTGTGATGTCATGAAGGAATGTTCCGCAATCACGATCGATAGCACGGATGATGGAATCTGCATTTCCTGTACCGTGCCGGATGTTTTCATCAAGAAGCCGTAACCTAATACAGAAATTCGCACCGCTTATCAAAGGCGGTGCTTTTTCATGCCCTGAAGTTTAAGGAGGATTTGATTTTTATGACCACTGCAGTTTCTATCAGCTATAACCAGACCGTTCCCGCTCACGTACTTAATAGTCATCATGGCAACAAGGTTAGCCAGTTCCGTGAACCCTGCATGAAAATCGTTTCCGGTGATGCCGATAACGCTAAGATGAGCTTTGAGGACACCGTTCAGGCCACTCGTGGACAGGGTGCCTGCTCCAGATACATTCACGGTCACAACATGAATCTCAAGGCTCGCCGTGACGGAAAGGATGTTTATATCTTCCGTTCCTGATAAAAGCATGGTTTCATACCTAAAGTGAGGTGATGAAATGGCAAAACGTAGGGAAATCGTTACGGTTTCCGAAGAGTTCAAATTTCAAGGGAAGGTCGTAAGCAGCTCCGTTGTTGATGACGACGATGATTGTGAGATCGAATCTGGTTCTGAGACCGAACTCGATCTGGATGAAATGGACGCCCGCAATGCTGAGATTGATGATTTGACCTCGGAATACATTCTTAATCTGATGTATGTCGAAGGTTATGATCTTGAAGATCTTGGCATTGAAGCCCAGCAACTTGAGGCTATCGAAGATGCGATTGAAGAAATCCTCTATGAATACGGGCTGACGATTTATCGTCCGACCATTATTGAGAATGAGGATGGTTCTGAGCGCATCGTTTCCAGCAAGTATGAAGCGCTTGACGAATGATCAAAAGTTCATAAGATGTATTTCGCCCGCCACGGTTTCGCTTGGTAAGGTAAGAGTAAAATACTCGATTGCCATCCAGCTCCAAGGCGGGCGACTTTCGCTCTGTGGTCTTACTCGCGGATTTCAGGGGCAGAGTTTTGAAGTTTTGCGAGATCCCGGCACAATGCCTATTGATGGAGTTTCTGGTCGCGATCTCATGAGACTCCATTGGGTTTGGAAGCGTTATCACTTAAACGATATGGTTCCCGGAACCCCGCAACAGATGCGACTTGTGCGTCCGTTCAGGGATCAAAATCCCAATGCAAGCTACGACGACGTTTGTCGAATGCTTGCTGATAACAACCTACTCGTAGATAACGGATATCGATTCGGTTCCGAATGGCGATTCGAAGAAGTCCCTAATGACGTGTTGAAATTTTTGTTCTCGCTGCCCGGATTCGGTACAACTTGGTTTCAGGTTGCAGATGAACTCCGAAGCCTTAGTCAAGTTAATCTTGATGAGCTTTTCGGTTTGATTACTTCTTGAGGTTCCTCCTACGCCTCATAAAAGCGGGGATAACCCCGCTATGCCCTGCATTTCCCAGCCTCCACGTGGCGCAGGGTGGATATCCGAAAGGAAAACTAAGGGAAACGTCACTCGTTCACAATGGCGACGGGCTTTCAGTGCCCAGGAAGGAGAGGTTATGATCTATCGAGCAAGGTCTCCCACTGCAACTGATTTCCGATACCCAATTCAGCCCCAATCCATGCCGTATCACGGCTACATAACATCGATCTGAATTAAAAGGAGATATGAATTATGATTAAGGTTACCATCGGCAACAACGTTTCCCGCTCTTCTGTTATCATCGACGAGAACACCACTCTGCGCAAGGCTCTGGAAGATTCCAATATCGATTACACCATCGGCATGACCTCTCTGGACGGTTCCACTCTGGCCGCCGGTGATCTGGACAAGACCTTCGCCGATTTCGGTATCACCGAGAAGTGCTATCTGCTGAACGTCGTTAAGGCAGACAACGCTGCCTGCATCAAGATCGCTGGTTCCGCCTGCGTCATTGAGTCTGCTCACACGCTGGCCGAGATCAAGATGCTGGAAAAGTTCCGTCCCAAGACTCTGAGCCTGTTTGAGGGTGAGGCCGGCAAGAAGGAAGAGGTTTTCCGTATCGGCACTGCTGCAAAGGGTACCGGCTCCATCAACGCTTACGGCGCTACCTTCGGCCCGCAGTCTTCCAAGGACGGTAAGGCTACCATCACCATGATGATTCCCGAAGGCACTGAAGATACCAAGAAGTGGGCTGCCGACGTCATCGGCGTTTCCATCATCAAGCTGAACAAGGTCGAGGCTCAGTTCGAGGCCGCCCTGACAGAGGTCAAGGACGAGCAGAAGGCTGTCAACGACACCATCACCGTGATGTAATCTGGAAATCAGATCTACAACTTCATAGTATAATTCGAGGAGCCTTGGCGAAAATGCCCGGGCTCCTCGTTCTTTCTCCCGCTAAATCCCGCTATAACCAAATGAATTGAGGTGTGCCGATGTTCAACAAAGCCATAGGGCAAACGTCGCTGACGAGTGACGCTGCGAATAGCTTTTTCAAAATCCACGGCGACCAGTTTGATGATGACCGTTCGTTCATCGCAACCCTGAGAGCTTTGCTTCACAGTCGTTCTGGCGATGATAACATTCGGTTTGCCTGCACTGGTTCGAACTACAACAGGGAAAGCATTAACGGCGCCGATTCCAACGCAGTATTCAGCGCCACGGTCAATATTGCAAGATATGGCATCAATACCCTGATCCTTCATCGCTTGTACGCAGAAGATAACTCTGCTGTGCTGAAGCGGTTTGATGACGATTTCTGCAAAGAATACAGCAATTTCCGCGAATTGATGGATCTGCGTCAATTCGTGTCCAAGTATATGAACGCGAGGTTTTACATCAGTGAAACCACTCACCAGACCGTAATTCTCGTTGAAGACTTGAATCTTCGCAAATACCATTTCCTTCAGACTCTGATCCCGCGCTACTTTCCGTGGTATTTCAGTGAATCTCCTGTTACCGACGAAGAGAAGGCGCTTATTGCGACTTTGACCAATAGATACGCGATTGAGTACGAGCGAGTTATCACCGAGTTTGCTTCGCGCATTGATTTCAGATCTTACACGATCCGCGCGGTTCTCGGTTCTTATGAGCAGAATGCTCGCGGAGAACAGCTTCGTAGAGTTGAACGAGAAATCGCAGACAACATGGCTCGCATTGAACGTACTATGAGCACGTATCAGACCTTGATAGGTCAGCGTGATGATCTGAACGTTCGCCATGCGGGACTGCAGGCGATTATCAATGGCGCAACTGAGAATTCTGAACTGATGGACTACTTCATCTGCAACCGGAATCTTATTCCGATCAGTACGAGCGGCATGAGTTTTTCCTTTGTCGTAAAATGCTATCTGGATTCCTTTGATCCGGATATGTATGAAACTATGGCAAGAAATCCTCAGAGCCATCTGTTCCAGGGCTATAGCGCACCGGCTCAATTCCGCAGCGTTGAGGATAAGCGTCTTTTCCTTGGTGCGATTTTTAACGAGGATCCGAAGCTGAAAGTGAAGATTTGCGCATATTACCAGCTTGATGCTCGAGGCAATTCAACCAGCTACAGCGGTTATGTATATCCTGACGAGTGCCGTGATCGTATGCCGAATCCGCATCTTCAGTATCACAACTGCTTGGGTAACCATCAGCGGTATATCAACGATCATATTCTGAGAGGCGATATGGTGCGCGCTGTTGAACAGTGTGTCGCCTCCGCAAAGAGTTTGAACATCGGCGAGGGAATTACTGCGCGTAGATTCTTTGGAGAACTGATGAGTTCTCGAAACAAGGTTATCGAGCTTCCTGATGGTACGGAGGTCAATGCCGTTGACGCCTTGGCTTGGCTCAAGGCTCAGAATGCCACTACTGTAGAGGAGGGTTCTAATGTCTAAACCGATTACGCTCACCGACGAGCTTATTGCAAAAATGCAGGAAGAGTTCGCTGAACACCTGCGTAAAACCAAGCTGTCCGACGGAAAGCTGACCTATACCAAGAGTTTTTCCTACGATGATGAAGACGCCAAGGCGAAGCTCATGTTTACCGCCCTGGCTTATCTCAAAATGCTGTCTCTGGTTCAGCACGTTTCTGACGAGGTTGCATGGCACGGCTTTGTAGAACGCAAGGCTGATGATTTGTTCCTGATTACCGATATCGTTGTGTATCCGCAGACGGTTACTGGTGCCACCGTGAATACTGATCAGGAGCGCTACCAGCGCTGGATCATGGAGGTTGATGATGAAAAATTCAATAACCTCCGCATGCAGGGTCATTCCCATGTGAACATGGCTTGCAGTCCTTCTCCTACTGACCTGAACCATCAGGAACAGATCCTCCAGCAGCTGACGGGCGACAGCTACTATATCTTTATCATCTGGAACAAGCGTGGCGATCATAATATCAAGATTTATGACTTCGCTAACAATACCTTGTATGAGGACAAGGATATTGAGGTCGGTGTGATCGACGAGGGTTTCGATCTGGACGACTTCCTCGCAGAAGCAGATGAAAATGTCCAGAAGAAAACATACTCGTATGGCGCAGCAAGTTCCGCCAATACCGTAAGCAAAAGTGCCGCTAAGGGTGGCGGCGCAAAGGGTTCCGGCAAGGGAGCTAAGGGTAAAAACGCCCTGCCTACAGCCGGATCGCCCGTGTCCTCCTATCCTGGTTATGGTGGATATCCGTATGGTCGCAACATTGATTACGATCAGATGGTGTTTGGCGATCGTTTCGATACTTAAAGGAGGGTATCTATGAATCTTTCGAAGAGTTATGACTTCTTCAAGCCCGAGATGTGCAGGGAGCGCCTGCACATCATCGGCTGTGGAGCTATCGGTTCTACGGTCGCAGAGAATCTGGCTCGCTTCGGTCTGACCAAGATTACTCTGTATGATTTTGATATTGTGGAGTCGCACAATATCGCAAACCAGATGTTTACCCAAGAAGATATCGGCAAGCCCAAGGTTGTTGCAGTTGCCGAGTACCTGAAGAAGATCAACCCCGAAATTGAGGCGGACATCAAGCTGGTGGACAAGGGTTATGTTGGACAGAAACTGTCCGGCTACGTCTTCCTGTGTGTGGATAACATCGATTTGCGCCGCCAAATTGCAGAGTCCTGTGTCGGAAATGACTTTGTAAAGGCGATGTTTGACTTCCGAATGCGCCTGACCGACGCACAGCACTATGCTGCTGACTGGAAGAACCCGAAGATGATCGAAGCTTTCCTGAAGTCTATGGCTTTCTCTCACGAGGAAGCAAAAAGGGAGACGCCTGTGTCTGCCTGCAACATCACGCTCTCTGTAGTACCCACTGTGCGCATGATCGTTGCGCTGGGTGTGTCCAATTTTATCAATTTCGCCAAGGGTTGCGGCATCCGAAAGCTGATTCTTACGGACGCATTCGGCCATACGGTAGATGCATTCTAAGGAAGGAGTTCTTATGACTATCAATGATCTGAGTGTCGGCAGCAAAGTTATGTTCGGCCAGGCGATTTATGATGGCCAGCGTAATATGGTCATTGACCTCGTTTGGAGAAAGGTTGCTGAGAACAACACTTTTCTGACCGACTTCTTTGTCGCAAGAAAAGCGGCCGATGTGCCTGAACCCGACAATACGAGTAGGGATCGTAGAGAGCGCGGAAGTAACTTCTTTCCGCAGACGAACATCTTTCAGTGGCTCAATGCTGACAGGAGCGGATGGTTTAGTAAAAGCCATGAAGCAGATGTTGCTCCGGATTATGTGAACGAACCGGGTTTCCTTAGCGAGTTTGCGCAGTGGGAAAAAGATGCGATTGTTCCTCACGAGATCGTCACTATAGTTCCTGAAGGCTTCCGAAGGGAATTTGGTGTGTTGTGCAAAAACACTTGCAAGGTAAGCTTGCCTGCGCTCAGCGAGGTAACCCGCATTGGTGATGATACCTATAATCAGGAGGGGGAATTCCTTACATACTTTGGTACGCACGGGCGTCCCAGAATGCTGCTTCGTACAGCCGTTGCGAGTACGTTGCAGTGTATCGATCAGTACGGCGACGCTGCGTCACGATCTGCTTCCCAGAGATACTTTATCATTCCTAAGATCTGCATCAAAGGAGATATGCAAATCTCTGACCAGACGGATTCCGATGGCAATCATGTAGTATTGCCTCCGAAAGGTTCCGAATCATGTATCGATGTGTCTGAGCTGTATAGTGTTCTGGCACAGTAAATAGTTCTAGGTTAGTCTGTAATGTATAATTCGCTTCTCTGGAAGCGAATGCACCGTGTTTTCAGCCGGTGTGTCACATTGCTGGGTAGAAGGAGAACGGGGCTGCCGGCAGCTGCCGCTCAGGCGCCTGCCCTCCTCCTTCGAACCGGCACAAAGTCGCCCAGTTGTCAAGAAGCTTACGCATCAATCCTTACATAAAAAAAAATCCCGGAAACCCGAGAATTCATCTCGATCAATCGAGGATCCAAGCTCATCCGACCGGATTTCGGCGAGCTGCTGACATCCAATCAGCAGCTCTTCCTGGAAGACGCCTCCGGCACTGGCGCGCCAATTACCAATGAGATTACAGACTGTGTACCCAAATTTCAAATGAAGGAGGGAAAACATGCCGTACATCACAGTGATGCAAAGCCCACGGTTTCATCAAATCACGCTTGACGAAATCCTGAGCGGCGAAATTCAAGTGTCCGATGCCGCTCCTCGCAGCGTTAGCGGAACTGTGACGCATTTTAGTGAACGCTTGAATGAGCGACTGACCAGACTCGCACAGGCAGATGAACTGATCGGTATTCTGGAAAGTTTTGTTCAGAAGAATAGTGCGCTCTATGAAAAGAATCGCTCTAAGCTCTACAATACGTTCTATATCGCAAAGCGATCCGGCGGTCTGCGAAAGATCAACGCTCCACTTGAGGAATTGATGACTGCGCTTCGTGAGCTTAAAGAGATTTTTGAAACACGGTTCAGCGCTCTGTATCATACTTCGGCATTTGCGTATGTCAAAAGCCGCAGCACAATCGATGCTGTCAAAAAGCATCAGATGAATAACAGTCGATGGTTCTTAAAGACGGATTTCTCCGACTTCTTTGGTAGCACTACATCGGAGTTTCTGATGCGTATGCTTGCACAGATCTACCCGTTCAGCGAGGTTGTCAAATGCGAGAGAGGCAAGGCAGTCCTCGAAAGGGCGTTAGATCTCTGCTTTCTGGATGGAGGTCTTCCGCAAGGCACACCGATTTCTCCGATGCTCACAAATCTGATGATGATTCCTATCGATCATCGGATCGCAAATGAGCTTCGACGCAACAACTTTGTCTACACAAGGTACGCGGATGATATTATCATCTCTCATAAGTACGACTTTAGCGCTTCCGAGAAGTGTGATTTTATCAATCAGGTGCTGGAAGAGTTCCAGGCTCCATTCAAAATCAAGCCCAGCAAGACCCGCTACGGCTCCAGCTCTGGAAAGAATTGGAACCTCGGTGTCATGTTGAATAAGGATAACAAGATCACGATTGGATATCAGAAAAAGAAAACCTTTAAGGCGATGTGTTGCTCGTACATCAACAGTAAGCGCTGCCACCAGCCTTGGGATCGTCACGACCTGGAGGTTTTCAACGGTCTGATTTCCTACTATAAGATGGTTGAAAAGGATTATATCATGTACACCATTGACCACTATAACCAGAAATACGGGGTCAATATGATGGCAATGATCAGGGAGGATCTGAGATGAAGATTCCTTATGGGTATCATGTGTCCAGCGGCTACGTCGGATTCCTGCCTAATGGTTCAAGCATGCTTTTCGCTACCGAGCAGGATTATCGCGACTACCTTTCCGGAGGTGAGCGTGTTGAAGATTTGGCTGGATGATGTGCGGCCAGCGCCCCTCGGGTTTCGATGGGTTCGGAGCGTAAACGAAGCGAAATATGCGATCGAAGCTGCTGAGTTGATGAATCGTTTCAGTGGTGGTAAGGAGTATTACCATATCGAATGCATCTCGCTCGATCATGATCTTGGAGATTATGCTTCGGATGGAGGAGACGGCATCAAGCTCATGGACTGGCTTGCCGAACGCGGCACTTTATATCCTCTGGAATTTCATTCTATGAATGTTGTCGGCATGGAGAACATGAAAAGAATGCATCGCAGATACTGGTTGGGCGAAAGATTATAGCTTCTATATCAACGAAGATTGTTGTTACTTTTGCTTTACCGGACAGATTTGAAAAAGCCCGATATTTCAAGGGTTTTCGGGCTTTTTCGTCGGCATTTTAGAACCAACTTGGTGCTAAAGGGTGTTCATGATGAAGCGGATTTATGTAATGATAGGCAAGTCGGTTGACACCGGTGAGTACAAAACATTCAGATATGCCCGGCAGGGCTTTGTTCCTCGTGGATGGCGATGCGTTGCTGTCTGCGGATACTACGAAAAGCGGAGGAATAGTTGATGATTACGCTGGTTTCTAAATTGCATAGAGACATCTTCTGGGAAGATTTAAGCGATTTCTGTAAGCCCCAGGCAGGGGATCAGCTTCATGTAACCCTCAAAAATGATGAGCAGGTTATCTTTGATGTCACCAAGGATGGGTCTGGAAAGATGTTCTTTGTGCTCAATGATTGTTTGCGTACTGGCCGTATGATGGGCTATAACAGCAATAACAACGGATGGAGCGGCATGGAACTTCGTACCTATCTGAATAACGACGTGTTCGCACTTCTGCCCGACGAGTTGCAGGCGATGATCGTGCCTACTAAAATCGTTCAGGTAGTACATGGCCGGCGAATCGAATGTGAGGATAAGCTGTTCTGCTTGTCCAAGACCCAGGTTTTCGGTAGGGAGCACAACAATGCAAATACATGGGCTACCGAAGAACCCGAAGATTCTCAGCTGGAAATCTTCAAAGGCCGTAAGAATCGCATGAAGCTGTATGGCATTGATGGCGACGTGACTCACTGGTGGCTTCGTTCTCCTCACGCGTTTGGGTCGTCGGGCTTCCGTCTCGTTACGAGTGAGGGCGGTCGCGGCTACTCCCATGCTGACTGGCATTGTGGTGTGTGTTTCAGCTTCTGTATCCAATCTTAAATCTATAGCTTCGGCAGTTGCGGCGACGTGATGTTGCCGCTCTGCCGTGGGTTTAAGTGCCAGCATTTATGCGGATTTTTGAACTTGTTTGATTTAGACGTTGCTCAAATGGTCGGAAAAATGCGACCATTCAAGCACCCTGTCAGTTTCTATAGTATGCAAAGAAGGATAAATCGCGATTCTATGGAGGTGACAGGCTTGTGTGAAAAATGGCTACCAGTGATCGGGTATGAAAATTCATATCGGGTCAGCAATGCAGGAAGAGTATATAGCCTACTTGCCAATAAAATTCTAAATCCATACGTTTCCAACATGGGCTACCTCATGGTTATGTTGCGAGGCAGTGATGGAAAGCGCAAGGGTCAGCTTGTGCATAGGCTCGTAGCTATGGCGTTTATCGAGAATCCGGATGGCTTTCCTGTTGTAAACCATAAGAACGAAAACAAGCTCGACAATCATGCTGATAATCTCGAATGGTGTACGACAGCGTACAATAATCTCTACAGCAATGTATACAATCGCGGCCAATCAAAGCGCAAAAAGCCGGTCTATCGATATGATGCTGGCTGGGGGTTGATTGCCAAATATGCATCGGCTACCGAGGCGAGCAAAGAAACAGGTTTTTCACGCGGTAACATATGGAATGCTTGTCAAGTACCGGATAGACTTAGGTACAATTCACATTGGTCATATACCCCTCTCGTATAAAAGTTAATACGCACGCCTTTGAAGCGCGAGAACGTGGAGCGTTACCACGGAGGGGTGCCAAATACTGCTGGTGTTAACCAGCCAAATTACCAGACGCTTGCAGCAATACCTTCTTTGCTCCATAATTTCAACATTACAAATCATCACTGCAAAATATGATTAGGCGTCTGAAAGGAGAAAAGAATATGGGAAATTTCATGGATGCTCTCAGGGCGGAATCTGCCCGCAATACACTTGTTCGAACCGAGAATGGTGCCGTGGCTTATAAGACCACCGGCAAGAAACTTCTGGATCTGAACTTTGCAACCAGCTCTTTCCGCTCCAGAACCGATCAACAGATCATCGATAGCTTCATGGAGGCGTTCAGCGAAGATCCTGTGTACGCCATGGTTTGGCTCTTCTATTGCAGAGATTGTCGCGGTGGTATGGGAGAACGCCGATTTTTCCGTACTGTGATGCGCTACCTCGCATCGAATCGTTCGTATGCCACCATCGTTAAGGCTGTTTTGCCTTTCGTTGCTGAGTATGGCAGATGGGATGACGTTATTTATTTGCTGGAGACAAGTTGTCCTGTCGCATTCGGAGAGATCTGCAAGCTTATTGCTGAGCAGCTTGAGCGCGACACCAAAGATATGAACGATCAGAAGCCCGTGTCGCTGCTCGCGAAGTGGCTGCCTAGCGATAACACGTCCAGTAAAACTTCTCGTCAGCTCGCACTGAGGCTTGCGAAAGAGATGAACATGGACATTCGTGTGTACCGCAAATCCATCGTCAAATTGCGCTCTTACCTGAAAATCGTCGAGCGCTATATTTCCAGAAACAAGTGGGATGAAGTTGACTACGGTCACGTACCTTCCCAGGCGAACCTGCTTTACCGCAAAGCGTTTCTGAAGCATGACCATGATCGCCGTACAGCATACTTGGAAAGTGTTCAGAACGGCGAAAAGAAAATCAACGCAGATACCTTGTTCCCGCATGACATTGTTCACCGATATGGAAGAGAACATGCGGTTTGGGGCGGAAGTACACCTAGTGGCGAAGACAGCTCTCTGGAAGCACTCTGGAAGGCACTGCCGGATTTCGTGAATGGTGAATCTGGTACACTTGTTGTTCGAGATGGCTCCGGTAGCATGTCTTGCCGTGTTGGAGATGGCAGTTCTGTGTCGGCAATGAGTGTTTCTACTGCGCTTGCAATTTATTTTGCAGAGCGTAGCACCGGCCAATTCAAGGATCAGTTCATTACATTCTCCAGTCGTCCCAAGATCGTGAATATTTCCGGCCTTGGAACGTTGAAGGAAAAGCTCGACAGGTGCTATAGAGAGACTGAGTGCTCTAACACCAATATCGAAGCTGTGTTTGATCTTATTTTGAATGCGGCGGTTAATAACAATTGCGCTCAGAGCGATCTTCCGTCTACCGTACTTATCGTTTCTGATATGGAATTCGATGGCGCTACAACTTGCAGAAAAAGTGAGATGAAGCCCTTGTTTGATCGTATCAAGAAGCGGTTTGAGGATCACGGTTATCAGATGCCCAAACTGGCATTCTGGAACGTCTGTTCTCGCACAAACGGTATCCCGCTGCGTGAGAATGAAAACGGCGTTGCTCTTGTCAGTGGCTTCGCCCCGGCGACGATTAAGATGGTGTTGCAGGAAGAGGCCGACCCCTATCTTGCAATGATGAATGTACTGAATTCGGATCGATATACTTCCATTCTGAATGTGCTTAAATCCCTCTAACGAGGGTAAAATGCAGACGCTTACAGCAAATTATAAGTTTTCAATAATAGGCTTTGAAGAAAAACGCGTCTGATTATACCAGACCCACACAGCAATCCTCAAGATGAAATAATAATGCTTTCTATTTCTGCGCACCGCAGCACCGACGGCGGTGTGTAACACACAAATGGGTCTGAAAACAAGCGGGCATTTTCACCCTTCTGCCCGCTTTCGAGGGTGGGTAGCTCAGTTGGCAGAGCAACAGAAAAATAAGTATGGCGTATGAGTGCATACGCCAACAGCAACCTGAACAAGCATCAATCCGTGTGTCGTTGGTTCGATTCCAACCCCATCCACCATACATGTTACGCCTGGTCATGTTATAAAATCGGGCTTTTATGGGCGGTGTAGCTCAGTGGGTAGAGCGCGTAAGTTAGCATCTGTTTCAGATGCGCACAGCAACCTCATTTGCACTGTTAATGCCGTGGTCGTCGGTTCGAGTCCGGCCGCCGCCCCCAACTTTCCAGACCCTAACAGCAACCTTAGAACAATAGACTGCTAATCTATCAAGTTAAATGGGTCTGAAACTTCGCCGTCAGATGTCGGTTCAAGCCCGGCGCGATCCTTAATTGGGTGGCTAGTTTAATATGGACTAAAAACAGACGGCGGATACAAACAACGTGCCAGTGTGATGGAATGGCAGACGTGGCGGACTCAAAATCCGCTGGTAGCGATACCGTGCCGGTTCAAGTCCGGCCACTGGCACCAGCTTACGTGACAAAGTATCTCCGTGTACTTCGTTCCGCAATGTGACGAGTTGCCGCTCGTCACGAATCTGGAGGCGTACTCAATGTTGGCAAAGAGGACGGTGATATGTAATAACAAATAAAACTGGGAATCAAACCGAGCTCGAAGTATTGCTACACATGACAAAGTTAGGTTGTACGATTTCGCTTCCATGGGGTAGCAAGGATAGGTATGATCAAATATGGGATGTGGATGGCAGACTAATTCGTGTTCAAATTAAAACAGCGCGTGCCGCAGATGATCAACATAGCGGTATCATTTTTAACTGCTATACGGTCAGTAACGGTACAAAGCATTTCTATTCAAAGAATGAAATCGACTATTTTGCTACATATTGGAACGAGAAGGTATATCTTGTTCCGATTGATGAGTGCTCCTGTCAAAAGAATCTAAGATTTTTCTCTACATCAAAATATACTAATCTGTCGGCGGTTAACTGGGCAAGTGATTACGAAGTGGAGAAAGTCTTAGGTATTACCGATAAGTCACGCAGCGCTGCGTGACTTGCGATAATGTGGGGTAGAGAAGTAGGTCTATCTCACCAGCCCCCGCACCCATCTTGGCTCGGTAGCTCAGTTGGTTAGAGCGCCAGACTGTTAATCTGGTTGTCGTGGGTTCAAGTCCCACCCGAGCCTCCATAATACGGTTCCATAGTTCAGTGGTTAGAATGATAGCCTGTCACGCTATAGACACGGGTTCGAGTCCCGTTGGAGCCGCCATATTTATACTACATGGAGGAGTACATGGCATATGTAGATTTTTCTTACGATACTCGTAACAGCAACGGACTAAAAGTCTACGCCTCTGACGAAAATCGTACAACTCGCTGTTGTGGTAATTGTGGGAATCGCGAATACAGAGGCCAGAGCCTATCTGTGTGTATGATTGACGGACACCGAGTTGGGTATCTGGATTGTGATTTTTGCTGGTGTAGGCACTGGAAGAGAAATAGGAAATTCGATCATATTATCAAGGCGTAGCGCAGTTTGGTAGCGTACCTGATTTGGGATCAGGGGGTCGCAGGTTCAAATCCTGTCGCCTTGAGCTTGCCAGTACAGGTATGTTCACGTCGTGCAAGTGTTTTTACAAGAGCCTGTACAAACAATCTGCGCCAGTAACTCAGCGGTAGAGTATCTGACTTTTAATCAGAGAGTCATGGGTTCGATCCCCATCTGGCGCACCAGCCCAGTTAGATATAGGGTTCCTTGTACGGCGGAGCATGAGAAAATCCGCCCCTCCAGACGACAAGATAATGCTTTCTAACGGCAAAAAGGCTTAGGTCGTCTCGCCTCTGATAACATTAAACCGTTTCCTGTTAATTGATTCAGGGTTGTGAAAACAAGCGATGAAAAAGTATCAGAGGTTTCTATGCACCTTGTAGCTCAGTTGGTAGAGCAGCGCGGGAGTCGCGTGTGTCAGAGGTTCGAGTCCTCTCAGGTGCAACGCTATCGCAGTACATAATTGACATTCACTGCGAACACAGGACTACCGTTGTGGCTTTATACGTCCTTCAAAACTGAATAGAAGCCACCAAGCACGGGATTCTCCTTTCGAAATCATTATGATGCACTCATCTTACTTCGAGGAATCAAGGATAACGAATATTACAATTGCATTTCCTGATATAGCGCTTGCTTTTGCGGGAGCTCACGTAATGGTTTTGCACTATATCTACCTTGGTTCAGCATTGTCTTGGTTGGGAAAGGAAGTGTCGCTGTGCAACCCGGGGGATTAGCTCAGTTGGAAGAGCGCGTGCTTTGCAAGCAGGGGGTCATCGGTTCGAGCCCGATATTCTCCACCACGTTGGCCTTTAGCTCAGTTGGTCAGAGCTCCCGGCTCATAACCGGTTCGTCCACGGTTCGAATCCGTGAAGGCCAACCATTTGCTCGCATGGCGGAATTGGCAGACGCGCTGGATTTAGGTTCCAGTGCCTTGTGCGTGAGAGTTCAAATCTCTCTGCGAGCACCAAATAAATAGAGATAACTGGGTGATTTGCAATGTCGAGGTACAAAGATTATGTTCAAGATGTTCTTCCGAGCGATACGTATTTCTGCAAACCAAAGGCAAGAGCGATCAGCTATTTAAGAGCAACACTCATAAAGTATAAGAGTAAGTATCATGGATGGAGCAAGAATAGATGGCGTGATAGTATATTGTAGCGAGTACCTTTATGAGAAATACGTATGTGTTTTACCACGGAACCACCGACGCTCTAGCTGTTGGCAAGTTATTACTTCCAGCTATCACCACGGGCTGTAAGCGCGAACACTGGAGAAAGAAATATGAAGATAAGGTTTTCTTTACAACTTCACTGTGCTCTGCAACAAAATTTGCCAAGAAAGCTTGTGCAAAATACGGTGGAAGTCCAGTGATTTATATCGTTCGACCGATTGGTCAATATTTCAATACCATCAATGGCGAGTACATCGCCGATAAAGCTGCCGTAGTAGGCATAGCGAATTAAATGTGGAGAGATGGCAGAGTCCGGCTTAATGCAGCGGTCTTGAAAACCGCCAGCCCTTCTTCGGGGCTCGTGGGTTCGAATCCCACTCTCTCCGCCACATGCTGGCGTAGCTCAATTGGCAGAGCAGCTGATTTGTAATCAGCAGGTTGCGGGTTCAAGTCCCTTCGCCAGCTCCAACTAACAACACACCGAACTTCACATGACGAGTTCGGTTTCTTTTTCCGCCCGGTACAGCCGGGCAGGCAAGCGAGAGCGGGACGCTTGCCTCCTGTAATGCAGCCAAGGAACGTCTCAAGCCGTTCAAAGCCGGGTCAATTGGAGTGACCAGATACGGTGAAATGCAGAGAGCAGGTCGATTGCGGTTTATCAACCAATGCGCCGCATGCTGTAACATTGTTTTGACAGAAAGGAGAAGGCTGATGATGCCGGATGGAGTATTGTTCGCGATTTGCGGGATGCGCTTTCGTATTCACGGCTTCTATAAATGGTTGATAGAAGGCCGTCAACGCAGTGTTGAGCACGACCTAGACGTCAGGCGTGTATCACTTTATGCTGTGCCGGAAACATGCGGTAATTTCTATATGTATGCCGCGTTGATGAGGTTCTCCACATCAGCAACTGGCCTGTAGGTGCAATGCACAGATTAAGTATTGTAATAGATTGAATAGATAATATGACGTTGTAAATTCGCACAATTCCTATTGAAAGTGAGGCGTGGAAAGCCTATAGTATATGGTAAGGAGTGGCGACGCTGATTTTTATGTCAAGGCGATCGTGTAACTTTCTTAGGATACGACCTAAGCTACACATGGATGAACCCGCCTCTGGCTCTATGCCAGTCATTTGCTTAAAGAGCGGGCTGTTGTAGTATTGCAGATTAAATCCATTCCGCTTTGCAATGTATAGTCTGAAACCTTATGGCTTCTGACGCTTTGTGTTTTCAGCCAAAGTTACAAATTGTTACCAAGGACGACCCGGGAACTGGAGCGGCCGCCCGGCTTCGATCGGGCCCGCGACGACGTCGATCCCCGACGCACCGCCGGAACTCCGCGTAAATCCCGCTCATCTCCTCCGGACTCAAGCTTGTACCGACGCCTCCGCCCGAACTTTTCTAGTTCTGGCCAGGTACGCGAGCCGGATCAAATACCCGGAGATATGCCTCCAGCCGGTCTTCAGGGCGCCCGCGGTACCTGCAGAGGAGAGCCCTCAACAGCATGCAGATTGCAAAGCAATCAATCTAAACCCATTGTGAAAATTTCTGACATCGACTCTGGTCATACATAGTTGTTCAGAGCTTTCAGGTTTTATCGAAAGTTTCAGCCTACATCGGTTCGCGCCGACTCATGTAATCGCCACCAGGGGAGGCGATTACTTCCCAATTAAATAACCTTATTTTCAGACTTACTTCTCTTTGCCTACGGCAAATGCTCGTAACTCTTCAAATAATCTTATTTAATCGTGAAACGGCTCATCCCCGTGCACATGCTGCTCCTCAATGCCCCGCAGCACGATGCAGACAATGGGTTTGTCTTAATTCAGAATATTACGAGGAGGGTTTACATGGATAGGAAGTTGCTTGTCGTTGTTGATATGCAAAATGATTTTATTGACGGCGCGCTTGGCACTACGGAAGCACAGAAGATCGTCGAGCCGGTCTGTCGCAAGATGGCAGAATGGAACGGTGATCTGTTCATCACAAAAGACACGCATAAGGATAACTATCTGGAAACGGCCGAGGGTAAGATGCTCCCTATTCCGCATTGCATTCGCGGTACGGATGGTCACAGGGTAAATTCCAAGGTGTCTGCCGCCTATAACAAGTTCGGCGGCTTCAAGGTTGTATTTAACAAACCAACCTTTGGCAGTGTCGAGCTTGCAAAGCATTTGGCTATGAGTAATTACTCTGAGGTAACATTCATTGGCCTCTGCACGGATATCTGCCTGCTGTCCAATGCCATCATGGCTCGGGCAGCTCTCCCGGAAACCACAATCATTGTGGATGCTGAGTGCTGCGCTGGTGTTTCCCCCGAGTCCCATCAACGCGCTCTTGACGCCATGAGGGCTTGCAACATCACTATCATCAACGATAAGTAATCCTGATCGCGGGAGGTAAAATATGGCTATCTTCCTTAATTCCCAAAAAATCAATACATCAGCAAAGTTTCCGGATGGAACATTTGCATTCAGAACTCCGAAGCATAACAGCCTCGGAGTTTCTTTTATCGTCTGGCAATACGAATCCGAGGAAGAGGCGTTGGCGCTGTACTATCTCGTCAAGCATCTTCGTAGTCAAGATCGGTACTACCAGATTTATCTGACGATGTACTATGTGCCAAACGCAAGAATGGACAGGACGCACGGGGATGATGAAGTATTCACGCTGAAATACTTCGCAGATTTCATCAACTCGATGCACTTTGACGAGGTTTCAATCCTTGACCCGCACTCCTCTGTGTCCTCTGCCCTACTGAACAACGTAAAAATTATTTCTCCGAAGCTTTTCATCGAGCGTGCTATCGCAGATATCAACCATGATGATCTTGTTATGTTCTACCCTGACGAAGGAGCAATGAAGAGATATTCCGGCCTAGTCCAGAAGCCCTACGGATTCGGTGTTAAGCGTCGCGACTGGAGAACCGGAAAGATTGAAGGTCTCAAGATCGAAGGAAGCGTTGATTTCTCCGGCAAGACTGTGCTACTTGTAGATGATATCTGTTGTCGCGGAGGCACATTCTTTCACTCTGCAAAGGCGCTGAAAGAAGCGGGTGCGGCTCATATTTATTTGTACTGTACCCATTGCGAAAAGGCAATCTTTGATGGTGAACTGCTTTCCTCCGATATGATCGATGGCATCTATACCACGAACAGTATCTTCGATGATACACATCACAAAATTACCGTCTTTGATTGCGGTAAAACATTGGAGGTATAAAGATGAATATCAATCCTCTCCTTCTCAAGGACTTCTACAAGGCGACTCACGCCGAGCAGTATAATCCGAACCTCACACGTCTGGTTTCCTATTTCACTCCTCGTATGTCTCGCCTTGACGGCCAGAATAAGCTTGTGATGTTCGGCCTGCAGGCTTTCATTAAGGAGTATCTGATTGATGCGTTCAACCGCGACTTCTTTGGTCGAAACAAGCAGGATGTGCTTAACGAATATGCACGCATACTGAATTGTACGCTTGGCAGTGGCTCTTACAATCTCGACAAGATTGCTGCGTTGCATGATCTCGGTTATCTGCCGCTGGAGATCCGCGCTTTGCCGGAAGGCTGTCGCGTTAATACAAAGATACCAATGTTCGAAGTCTTCAATACGCATCCGGATTTTGTCTGGTTGGTTAACACCATCGAAACTGCAATTTCCTGTTCTTTGTGGCATACAATGCTAAGCGCAAACGTTGGTTATGAGTACCGCCAGATCGTCAACAGGTTTTACGATATTTCTGTAGACGACGACGTTCCTCGTGCAAAAGCGCTTGGCGACTTCTCTATGCGAGGTCAGGAAAGCGTAGAGTCTGCGACCAAATCTAGCGCTGCATTCTGCTTGTCTTTCCTTAATACGGCTACGATCCCGGCGATCTCATGGCTGGAAAAGTATTATAACTGCGATTGCACTAAGGAGCCCGTTGCTTTCGGTGCTATTTCCACTGAACACAGCGTTATGTGTTCTAATTACGCTATCGATGGCGATGAGATCACCATGGTTCGACGATTGCTGACGGAGATTTATCCGCACCACTCCTTCTCCATGGTTTCTGATTCCTACGATTACTGGAATCTGGTAAATAATATCCTGCCGCAACTCAAACAAGAGGTTTTTGCGCACGATGGATGTCTTGCAATTCGTGGCGACAGCGGCGATCCTGTAGAGATTGTGACCAAAACGGTATTCCGTCTGTGGGATATCTTTGGCGGTACCATAAACAGTAAGGGCTACAAGGTTCTCGATCCTCATGTCAAGGCTTTGTATGGAGATTCTATCACTCCGCAGAGATGCGAAGCGATTTACAAGATTTTGATTGAGAATGGCTTTGCCTGCAATAATGTCTCCCTCGGCGTCGGCTCCTTCTCTATGCAGTGCCTTGAGCACTACGATAAAAACGGTGTTCGCCACTTTGATCCATTTACTCGCGACACATTCGGCATCGCCATCAAGGCGACCTATGCTGAAGACAGGGATGGTAAGCCGATCATGATCTTCAAAGATCCAAAGACTGACTCCGGCAATTTCAAAAAGTCGCAGCGCGGTTGTTGCAGTGTACATTTCGATGGCGAGAACTTTTCTTATGTTGATAATTTGACTTTTGTCCAGCACAATGAAGATCCGATGAATCTGCTAATCCCTGTATTTCGTAATGGTAAAATGATCGCCGACTATACGCTTGCAAAAATCCGACAGCTTTTGCACAAAGGACAATTCTGATGGCAAGAAAGATTGTGTGCAAAGACGAATCGAGTGTCTTTGCCATTTGCGTCACACACCCTGATGGAACAGTTGGCTGGCTTCTTGGCAATGGAGAGCGTGGTACAGAGGTTAAAACATATCCAAGTAAAGAAGCCGCCGAAAAAGCAATCACACAATTAAAAAAGAATCCTCACTACTCCTGGAGCCTTCCTATGGAAGCCCAGGAGTTTTCTGGATTCGGCAAAAGTACGAAAGGCACACGTCATGAATAGAACTGATACACAAATCATGCAAAGGCTCCAAGAACATCTTGCCCATTATAAGGAGCACTACGATCACGAGTGGGTTGGGTTGTTCCTACAGGGCTCTCAAAACTACGGCTTAGCCTACGAGGGTAGCGACATTGACACCAAGATTATCATTCTTCCGAAGTTTGAAAATGTCGTTCTCAACCATTCGCCGGTCAGCACTACGTCTATTCTGCCAAACAACGAACATCTGGATGTTAAAGATGTAAGGCTGATGTTTGACTGCTTTAGAAAGCAGAACATCAACTTCCTTGAGATTTTGTTCACGCCTTATTGTATTATCAATCCGAAGTATTCCGCATTTTTCCAACCGCTACTCGATGCTCGTGAGCGAATTGCAAGGTACAATAACTATGCTGCAATTCATTGCATGGGCGGGATGGTTAGCGAAAAGCGTAAGTTGCTCACAAAAGTTTCTCCTTCCTCTGAAGAAGTAATTCGCAAATACGGCTATGACGGCAAACAGCTTCACCATATGGAACGCCTGCTTGAGTTCATCGGTCGATATGCAGCCGGAGAACCATATGTGGATTGTCTCAAAAGTAATCAGCGTGAGTACATGCTCTCATTGAAGAAGCATGAACTGCAGATGGAAGATGCCATTAAACGTGCAGATGACGTTGTTCGTCTCATGGATGAGGCAATTCAGCAGTACAAAGCCGAGCATGAATTGGCAGTTGATAACGGCGTGGTTGAGTTATTGAATCGAACCACCACGGGTCTAATCCGACGAGCATTTGAAGTGGAATTCGATCGCGCTGGTCAATTTTGAAGAGGTGAGAGAAAATGATACGTCATGTTGTCGGGGATTTGCTCAAGGGTGATGTTGATATAATAGCCCATCAGGTGAATTGCCAAGGCGTAATGGGCAGCGGAGTTGCTCGTCAGATTCGCGACAAATTCCCTGATGCCTATCGATATTATCGCAACATGTGCGAACAGGTTCCAGACAAGGCAAAGCTGTTGGGAGCCGCTCAGTTCGTTGGAGTTGAAAAACATCCCGGACGCTATATTACCGTGGCAAATCTTTTTGCCCAGCTTACGTTTGGCTACAACAGGAAGCTCTACACATCGTATGATGCACTGCGAGAAAGCCTGCAACGTCTTCGTCGGTATGCCAAAAGTACAGATGCTAACCGTATTGGAATGCCATATAGAATTGGCTGCGATCGTGGCGGCGGCGAATGGGACGTCGTTTATCAGATTATTTGCGAAGAGCTGCATGATTGCGATGTAACTCTTTTTGAACTAAGGGGTTAAAGGAGTTCTTTATGATTACAGATCACGTTCATATCTCTAAGGGGGTAACAAAGCTTGGTGCAGCCATTCCTTCGGTGAGCCTTCCGCCTGTTCTGTCTTGCAGGCAGGACGCTCCTTGTTACTCAAAGTGCTATGCACGAAAGGGACGATTTGCGTTCAGTCACAACAAATCGCTTCTGCAGCGTAATTTGGACATCTGGAATGAAGATCGTGATAGTTTTGAACGTGACGTAACAATAGCAGCGTTTCATAGTAGATTTTTCAGATGGCATTCTGCCGGAGACATTCCGGATGAGGCTTATCTTGATATGATGGTTCGCGTTGCAAAGCAGCTAACCAACACGAAATTTCTTTGTTTCACTAAGAAATATGAAATGGTCAACGATTACTTGAAAAATCACAAAATGTTTCCGGCGAACCTGAGTATTGTTCTTAGCGCGTGGGGTAATTTCGTACCAGATAATCCGTTTAATCTTCCAATTGCATACGTCAGGTTTAAGCACGAGCAGACGGAAATTCCACCGTCTGCTTTTCAGTGCTCAAATTACTGCGGAGACTGCGTAATGTCTGGCTGTAGCTGCTGGGATCTGAAAAGCGGTCAATCTGTTTGCTTCAACGAACATTGAGGAGGACGTTATGGGTTACTATGCACATTCAAACGGTGCTGATATCCTTATTCTCAAGAAAGATCATGGTGCTATCATGCAACAGGCCAAGCAGAAGTGGCCTGATAAGAAATGTTGTGATGATATCGACTCTCTATTCCATGAATTTGATCTGACTGTAGACTTCGATCATCTAGGAAATATCAACGATATGTACTTCGAATACGAGAAGTATCACACCGAGGATATTGAGGCCATATTCAATTTGATCAGTCCATATGTTCAGGAAGGTTCGTACATTACTTTCACGGGCGAAGATGATGCTCTGTGGGCGTATTACTTTGATGGAATCGACGTCAAAGAATATTCAGGTGAAGTCACATTCCCGGGCATGCCAATTGGCGGCCCGAAAAAAGTACATAGTAGCGGAGGTTGATTACTTGGAATATAGGTTTGATCCGAAGAAGACAAAGGATGAAATTGTGCGCTGGATTCGAGATTGGTTCGAAAATAACGGTCGCACATGCAATGCGGTTATCGGAATCTCTGGCGGTAAAGACAGTACGATTGTAGCCGCCTTATGCGTTGAAGCGCTGGGTCGCGATCGAGTTATTGGTGTGATGATGCCCAATCTTGCTCAGGCAGATATCGAAGACAGCTTTGAGGTTGTTGAGCACCTTGGTATTCAGCATTATCTAGTCCCCGTAACAATGCCTGTCACAGACACTCTAAATCAGCTGATTAGCTGCGGCATCAACCCGAGCACTCAAACTACCGTTAACCTTCCTGCACGCATCCGGATGGCTACACTATATGCTGTATCTCAATCTGTGAACGGCAGGGTCGCTAATACATGCAATTTGTCAGAAGATTGGATCGGTTACTCTACTAGATACGGCGATAGCGCCGGAGATTTCTGTCCTCTGGCCAGACTGACAGTTGACGAAGTGAAGCAGATCGGTCTTATGCTCGACCTGCCGGAGCACCTTGTTACTAAAGTTCCGAGCGACGGCCTGTGCGGCAGAAGCGACGAAGATAACTTTGGTTTCACCTACGCAGAGCTTGACAAGTACATTCGCACGGGAGTTTGCGAGAGTCAAGCTGTTAAGAATAAGATTGATTTGAAGCATCGTGCAAATCTTTTCAAGCTCTCTATGCCTCCATGTTATGAGCCTGGTTTGTTTATACGAGCTGGTGGTCATGAATGAAACGTGGCCTATTCAGTGTAAAAAGAGATACTACATGGACTGAGTTAGACCTCGATTGCAGAGGTATTGTAAGAACAAAGCCCGAGTTTCGTGCAAGGGTTAGGCGACATGTCAAACGTCGCCATAATCGCGAAACCGAACGAGAAATAGACACTCAACTTCGCGATTGCGTGACTCAAGTTAAAGAGTACGAAGAATAAAACTTGACTTTTATCAACAATTTTGCCTTATAAAGGGGGTGATATTCATGTTCAAGCGTACAATGTGTAACGTAGCAGCCGCTTGCGGTCACTTGTTTTTCCTGCTTGGCCGTACCAATCACTTTGGTGGAGCCGTCTATAATGAACAATTCCGCCAATATTAAGGTTGGAATATCGCATATCAGAAGGAGAGGATATTATGTATCAGGGTCAGGTTTGTTGGATCGAAACAAGAAGCAATGTACCGGATGACTACGCCAAACTCAATGGATGGTTCATGAAGCTCAGAAATGATGACGGCAAAGGAGTGTTCTACCATCAGGTAGGTGGAGACGTGAAACTCTGTACCGATGCCGTGGACGACACCATGCTTAATAAGTTCCCGGAGCGTTACTATGAGATTGCGATGGTTGTACCCAGCGAGCTTCAGGCAAAGCATACCAAGATCGATGATGAAATCGTGAAGGATATTTGCTTGCAGGAGATTTTGCAGGAAATCAAGCAGATTGACGAAGCGTATCATGCAAAGGTAGCGCAGCTTACGAGGCTGGATGCGCTTCGAAAAGAAGCGGATCAGATTCTCAGCCAGCGTATGGAACTCACGAAGGCTTATAACGAAGCAATGAAGAACGGCGGCGTACCGAAGTTCTACTATGCTTACGGAAAACACGATGCAGATGGTCGAGAGTATTGTTGGCGAGTTCCATTTGACCTGCGTGATCTGGTGCAGCCCGGCAAGACCGTAATGGTTGAAGCTAGGGACGGCATTGAAAGTTGCGTGGTTACCCGCGTTCATGTTTCTCCGCAGCTTCTCCATCATAAGAAAGTGGTTGCTGTTGCTCAGAAAGCTGCTTGACATACGAACAGAATACAACTACAATGGTAGGTGAAGTCGATGTATGAATAGGCGTAGACGCGCCAGGCTACAGGAAGCAAGTTCGTTGCTGAGTAAAGCGCTGGAAATCGTAGACGATGCTCGCGAAGAGGAGCAGGAGAGTGTAGATAACTGTCCAGAGAATCTCCAATCAAGCGAGCGCTATTACGCTATGGAAGATGCCGTAATCGAACTGGAAGAAGCGATAGACAAAATCCAGGAAGCATCCGAGCACATCGATCGTGCCTGCGATAGCGGGTAATTCGTAGGAAAGGTTTGTGATCGCTGATGGGCTTCTTCTGGATCATCATTGGTCTTGCGTACATCGTTTATCGCCTTTGGAAAGAAGCTGCGGATGGCGATGGCAGTTCAACGATCTTGCTGCTCGCTATCGGCGGCTTTGTCTTACTGGCTATTTCCATTTATGGTTTGCAGTCTTCCTCCAATCAGTTCGTTCAGTTTCTGTGTGTCTTGCCAATCCTCGCTCTTATCGGCTATGGATTCTTTGCGATCATTCGCTTTGAGCTCAGGCAGTGGAAAGAGCGGGATCTGTTTGAAGCGGCCAGTCCACACAAGGATCTTATTAACACAGAGCTGTATAATGAAATATATCGTTTGCCTATTTCTGAAGACATTAGTGAAAAATGCCGTACCGAAATTCACTATGCTTGCAGATGTGGAAGATTGCCGGAATTATTCGATGTGCAGCAGGTATTGCGTGACCTCGTTGACAAAAACCCTTCTGTACGGGATGCACATGAAAAGCTGATCGAGCTTGGCGTTGTGTTTCCTAAGGAAGAGAGTTATACCACAGAGGAAATGCAAAGCTGGTTTCGTAAAGTAGACACACCTGAACTCAGGCACGAACTTGACCGCTTGGGTGTTGACTATTCGCTATATGATTTCAAATCGGACAGGGGGTGACATACTATGGTTCTGTTGTCCTCTATGTTCTGGATTATGGCTGGTATTCTCTACATTGTCTATCGAGGTTTGAAAGAAGAGCGAGAGAAAACCGTTTATGCTCTCGTTATCATAGCAGGCATTTTACTGATTGCTGGAGTAATCGGTATACTTTCGAGCCTTGAAGAGATAACAGGTTCATTCGTTCTTGGTATCCTTGGATTGTTAATCGTAATTGCGCTGCTTGGTTTTGTTGCTTATCGGATGATCGCTGATTTTGTCAAACAACTCGGCGGGGAATCACGCGATAAGGCTGTAAACCAACGGCTATGGGAAAAGGTTTATTCGATTCCGGTGGACAAAGAAGAAGTGGATAGAGTAATTTTAGATGCACATGGTCATCTCGATGACAGGTATGACCGTGAAAAGGCTGTTGAAAAATGGAGGCAGCGTTTGCGCGTTGGTTTATATCCGGAATTATTTGATCCAGCCAAAGAGGAACCAGAGTATTATGCTGAGCTGCATCGACACGCCAACAACACCCAAACCAAATAACTTCGACCGAGACTTCTTGTCTCGGTCTTTTGATTGGAGGATATGCGAATGATCAAAAACCGTATTGTAGTCCACATATTCCCCCGCAACCCCATGTTCTCCTTGCGTTTGTAGGCCGCGTCTCATCGCGGTTCGCATACGCAGGATTTGCAGTAGCGAGGTGAACTGAATGAGCCACTTAGTGACTATCCAGAATCGCACCCCGCGTATTGGAGAGGTGTATAACATCTACTTTGACGGAAGCGGAAACGAACAGTCAGGCTGGCGTCCAGGTGTTGTGTTTCAGAATAATGTCGGAAACACTCACAGCCCCAACATCATCGCCCTGCCAATGACTACTTCCATGAAGAAGCTGGGTATGCCTACCCATGTTTTAATTTCGTCCAGAGATACCGATCTTCGTTTTGACAGCGTTGTGCTATGCGAAAACCCAGTCTGTATCTCAAAGACAAAGGTTGGCAAGTACATTACCACGCTCCCTGATTCTTACATGAAACAAATCGCAATGGCGCATCTGATTGCGACATCTGCGACATCGTTTATGGATCTCAACGATCTAGTCAGTGTTTGGGAGAAATCAATCCGCCTCAATGATACATCGTAAAGGAGTGTGAGCGCTACGAAAAACGTTAAAGGTGCTCTTGAAAGGCTATGCTGTGCAATCGAGGCCAGGCCGAATGTATACTGCGTGTCTATACAGCATCGTGTAGCGTCGCCGGTTACGGTTACTATGCGCATCAAGCGAGCGAAAATTCATACAAGGGAATATTTTGCGTTTCTATTGTATGACGAGTGTGATAATGAAATCACGATTACGCAGATCACATCTGTAAGGAAACACGGCGACTGGATTGTGATTACCTGCGGTACATCATATGGCCAGTACAACGACGAGATAGAAAAGGTATACATATCCGATGGATGGCCGGACAGCATGGAGCGCGCCAAGCTGCAAATCCGCACGGCTGCTTGACAAAATCTCCCGCAAATGCTACAATTTCTTATATCAATAATCAAATGATAAGAGCAAAATGCGTTTGTGCGGAGGTCAGTATGTATAACGAATCTGTGAAACAGCGCTTTCTTACTGAGTATATTGGCGGCAACGTTAAAAGAAGTAAATCAACCGCTGATATTATCGGCAGAGCGTTCAGCGCTATGGAGGTCATAGAGACAGAGTGCGGCCTTGACTTCGCACAGATGGATCTTTGCAATATGCAGCGTGCATTCGATGCGGTCTCTGGTATTCGTAGGCAAAGCGCAGAAACGGTATACTTTATCCTAAAGCAGTATATTCGTTGGTGTGCTATCAATGGTATGGACGGACGTGAAACCTTCAAGAATATACGGTTAGACTCCGTAGAAAAGTACCGCCCGACTGCCGTCGCTTCTCCAACACACCTAAAAAACTCACTCGACGCTGCGTTTCCGCATCCAGAACTGAACGAGATTGAATATATCTACAGAGCGTCATTGTGGCTTGCGTTTATTGGTTTTGATGAACTGAGCGCAATCATGGTGCACAGTTCAGATGTTCGATTTGACACGATGCAAGTCGAACGCGAAGGCGAAGTCGGTAATCCTGTTATCTACGCCGAAGCGGTTCCGGATCTTCGAAAAGCTTGTACCCTAACTCAGTTCATTGAGCCTCGCGGCATGAACGGTGTCGTTAAACAGCGAGAGGTTGGCGATTTGGTATTGCGCGGGAAAGTGACCAGCAAATCAATGGTTGAATTCATGACGACGACCATGCGCCAGACGATTAACCGTTCATTCAAGACTGCAACCAACAGGTATATTAAGGAGTGTGGCGAAGTTCCTCACAATCTAAGCCTTGCTCTGTCTCATGAGCGCGTTTACCGCTCCGGAGTATGCTACCATGCATATGAACTTGAACGTATTGGAGAAGACCCGTTAATTATGTTGGATACGATAGCAAGTATCGAACTAAGCCACAAACTGACTCTTGGCGAGTATACTCTTACGGCAAATAGAACCCCTGGCAAAATTCGAAGCGTTATTCTGAAGCGCTACACAAGTGAATACGAACTATGGAAATGTGCGTTTACGCTTTAATTGCATAGCACAATACCACCCTCGAAGCAACGAAGTGAATCGTTGCTTCTTTTCTTATGCCAAAAAGAAAGGTCAATGTATGAGAAAGAATTTGTTTCAACTATCCATTCCGTATTGGCTAGGCAAGCGGCTATTTGTAGAAGCGTTTCTTTGTGTCAACGCAGGTGGTGGACGTATGTTTTCTATTACGTTCTGGAGCGGAAGAAGTTTGCGCCCGGCCACGAATACGACAAAGAAGCAAACCTATAAAGGGCTCGCTCGTTTGGAAGCCAGATAAGGAGAATACATGAGGAACTTGATTTTGAGGCGCGGCGCTGGCAAGACTACGCGATTGCTTGCAATGAGCGAATTTCATAATGCGCCGATTATATGCACAAACAATGCACACAAGCAGCACATTTTGGATCAATCGCGCAGGTATGGCTACAGCATACCTTATCCGGTAACGACTCAGGAGCTTATCAGCGGTAAGCTCTACGGGAATAATACATATCACGACTTCCTTGTTGACGAATCACAGGATGTACTCTGCGGTCTCGTGTCCGCACTCACCCGTTCTGGAAAAGTTCTCGGCATGACAACCACCGATAGCAGAGGAGGGAACCTTTGATGATTTACTTCACATCCGATCTTCACTTTGGCCATGGGAATATTATTCGATATGATAACCGTCCATTTCCCTTGGTTCAAGAAATGGATCAGGAACTGATCAGGCGATGGAATGCAAAGGTAAAAGCGGATGATACGGTATATATTCTCGGAGATTTTAGCTGGCATCGTTCTGGCGACACTTGCGAAATCTTGAAGAAATTGAATGGTCATAAAATTTTGATCACCGGCAACCACGACAACCGCTGGCTCGATGGAGGGTCTAGGCGGTTTTTTGATGCCGTTTATGAATATCACGAGATAAAGGTCGGTAATCGTACCGTTGTTCTCAGTCACTATCCAATTTTGTTTTTCAACAAGCAGCACTACGGTGCATGTATGCTTTACGGCCATGTTCACAACTCGCATGAATGGCATATGACTGAAAGCTACAAGCGAGAAATGCAGCGGCTGGGTATTCCGTGCAACGCTTACAACGTTGGGTGCATGATTTGGAATTATGAACCGGTAACGTTAGAGGAGATCTTGTCCGATTCGCGATTTCAGGCTGAGAAAACTGAAGGCGTTGATGATTAAATAAGAAAGGAGTTGATACCAATGATGCTTTTGAAGAATCTACACGATGTTAATGCGCTTATTGGCGCTGTTGCAAAATGCAAGGGCGATGTGATGCTGCGCTCCGTAGACGGCAAGGAAGAGTTTAACCTCAAGTCTACTTTGTCTCAGTTTATCGGCATTGGTCGCCTTTGCGAAGAAAAGGGCGATCAGTATGAAGTGTTCTGCATGGATCGCAACGACGAAGGTTATATGATGCAGTTTTTCCATGACATCAAGACCGGTAAGGAGTAATAAATGAGAAGCCTGGCAAGTATCAAGACCGTTTCAAGCATCTCTCCGATCGATGGCAAGGACAGGATTGTTCTTGCTATGATTGATGGTTGGAGTGTAATTGTGAAGAAGGACGAGTTTAACGTTGGTGATTCATGTGTTTATGTAGAAATTGATTCTGTCATGCCCGAGCGTCCAGAGTTTGAATTCCTGCGAAGCAAGGACTTTAGAATCAAGACTATGAAAATGGCCGGCGTTGTCTCGCAGGGAATTTGTTTCCCGATGAGCATCCTACCGCCCGGCAACTACACTGTAGGACAGGATGTTACAGAACTACTTGGCGTAAAGCAGTATGAGGCTACTATGGACTCGGAGCCGGCGTCATACATGCCCGAGAACAAAGTGCGCAAATATCCTGAATTCCTAATGCGTATGCAATGGTTCCGTAGACTTGTACTGCCGAAAAAGCAGTATCGCGGTTTCCCGACGTTTGTTGCGAAGACAGACGAAACACGCATACAAAACATTCCTTTTATTCTAAAAGATAAGGAAACCAAGTGGGTGGCAACCGAGAAAATTGACGGACAATCCGGCACTTTTGCTCTCGTGCGCCATAAGTCCAAGATCCCGTTTGTCAAGGACAAGTTCGAGTTCATTGTTTGCTCCAGAAATCTGCGTCTAACAAAGCCCGATAACTCCTCTTATTGGTCTGTGGCTAAGAAGTATCAGATCGAAAATGCACTAAAAGGAATGATTGGAGATCTGCCGTGGGTTGCCATTCAGGGAGAGTGCATCGGCCCGAAGATTCAGAAGAACAAGTACCATGTTACCGATTATGATCTGTTCGTTTTTAATGTGATCACGCCTATCGGTAGAATGAATTCATTTGCGGCGCGGGATGTTTGCGAGCATATTGGGCTTCGATTTGTTCCAATCGTAGATTCTGTAATTACTCTTCCAGATACAGTCGACGAAGTGCTCGCCTACGCTCATGGTACGAGCAAACTGTACGATACACTCAGAGAAGGAATTGTGTTCAGGAGCTCAGATGGCGCCAAGAGCTTCAAAGCTGTAGACCCGTTGTTCCTGATTCAGCACGATGAGTAATGCTGAGATCAATTATTTGTGTGACATACTTGGTTTGAGACTTACATTATATCAAAGGATGGTGTTGATTTCTATGGAAACCATTAAGAGAATCGGCGTAGGCCGCATTATTGCGATCGTGATTATTGTATGCCTACTGCTCGGAATTCTGCCTCCCGGTATTTCTATCATGGCATCTGTTCCGGCTGGTTATACCGGCATCCTAACCACATATGGTAAGGTCGAGGATGAAGCTCTTGATGCAGGCTTGCATTTCAAGCTGCCGTGGCAGCGCGTAGTCAAGCTTGATAATCGAGTCCAAACATTGCGTATCGCCTCGGGTGTTGATAAGGCAACAACCAGTGATACTGCAGAAACCAAAGATCAACAGCTGATTCCCAAGTTTGAATTTGAAATTCAGTATCAGCTGAACCAAGACATGTCTTATGTTGTATATAGCAATTACGGCGAAAACTACGCAAAGGTTTTGCTGACATCCAACGGCCTGCAGTTTATCAAAGAGACGTTCGCACTGTATAACGCAGAGGAAATTGTTACTGTCAAGGGCGCAATTCCAGAACAGGTAATGAACAGGTTGAATGAAGTTACTACACCTCTTGGCGTAAATATCGTTCGCGTCAATATGGTAACTTATGATTTTGCTCCGGAATATACTGAGATCCTTGAACAGCGTGCTCTTCTGAACGCTCAGCTTGAAAATAATCAGCTTCAGCAAAAGAATGAAACTATTGCCGCCCAGACTCAGTATGACGTTGCTGTAAAACAGGCAGAAAAAGATGCCGAAACTCAGCGTATTGCCGCTGAGAATGCGAACGCGATTGCTCTTGCAAACGCAAATGCTAAGGCTGAAACGGAGAAAATCAATGCTGATAATGCTGCTTATGTTACCAGAACTAAGGCAGAAGCCGAGCGAGATGCGCGCTTGGCTACAGCTGAAGCTGTGAAAGCAGAACTGGAAGCAAAAGCCTCCGGCCTAAATGACTTTGTTATCCAACAGGAGTTCATCGAAAAGTGGGACGGCAAACTCATTCCAAGCTTCGGCGATAGCGGTATTGGTTTTACCAACTACACCGACATCATTCAACAGTATTTGTTCAGCACAGACGACAGCCTGGATGCGGAATAAGAAAGGAAGGTTCCAATGCCGGCCAAGAAATCAGAACCGATCATCACCCATCTGGAGATCTACGTTCTTGCTATCAATGCCATTGATGCGCAGATCAATGTCTGGCGTCAGCGCTGCGAGGGTTTACCTGAAGATTATTTCAGCAAGGCGACAGAGCAGCTTTCGCTCAAGCGAGATGCGCTGAAGGAATTTTACCGTATAGAAGCTGGAACTGAGTTTGTATAAGGAGGTATGCAATGAACTCTCGGAATATGGCGTTGTACGCCTTTTTGCTTATCGCAATCTTCCTGCTTGCGATTTTCGGCCTGTCTGTTTGCAACAATGCTGATGCCGCATCGCGGTATCTTGACATTGATTACGTTTCAACGAAGTACGTCGATACGGAAACCGGTGTTGTTTATTTCATGATCGAAGAAGCACGCGGTATATCCAACATGATGGCTGTTGTGCCTCGCTACAATCCGGACGGTACGCTATATATTGCTTCTGGATACTAACACGTCAACGGAGTTATTATGAGTCATTACGAATTAGTAGTAGACAATTTTGCCGGCGGTGGTGGTGCTTCCGCCGGCATTCGCAATGCTATTGGCAGAGACGTGGATATTGCCATCAATCACGACCCATCGGCAATCGCGATGCACATGATCAATCATCCAACAGCAAAACATTACCAAGAAGATGTATGGAAAGTAGACCCTGTACAGGCTTGCGGCGGCGTACCCGTAGCTCTTGCATGGTTTTCTCCAGACTGCAAACATTTTTCTAAGGCGAAAGGTGGTAAGCCTGTGGATCGGAAGATTCGCGGTCTTGCCTGGGTTGCCGTTAGATGGGCGAAGGCAGTAAAGCCTCGCGTCATTATGATGGAAAACGTTGAAGAGATTCAAACTTGGGGGCCGTTGTTGCCCAACGGCAAGCCTGATCCAGAACGCGCCGGTGAAACATACAATGCATTCATCCACGAGCTTGAATCTTGTGGGTATCAGGTTGAAACAAAGGAAATGACGGCAGCATTCTACGGCGTACCCACCACGCGCAAACGATGGTTTCTTATCGCAAGGTGCGACGGTCAGCCTATTGTCTGGCCAGCTGCAACACATGCCTCGCCGAACGAAGAGCGTGTGAAATCCGGTGAACTTCTGCCATGGAGATCAATTGCGGAGGTTCTTGATTTCTCTATTCCATGTCCATCCATTTTCGCATCAAAAGAAGAAATTTTGAGTCAGTATGGTATCAATGCTGTGCGCCCGTTGGCAGATTCTACTATGCGCAGAATTGCACGCGGCGTCATGAAGTTTGTGGTCAACAATCCAAATCCATTTATTGTGAAGCAGGGTAACGGCGTGTGCGATACGATCTCTCCAAATCTTATCCAGTACCATTCCGAAAAGAACGATGAGGTTCGCGGACAGGCCGTTATTGAGCCGATCATGACTGTGGACTCCAGCAATCGATATGGTCTTGTATGTACCTTCTTGACTCAGTTCAATTCATCTCCGGATGGACAAACGGTCGATAAGCCAATCGGCACAATTACATCAAGAGCCAGCCATTTTGGCGAAGTGCGCGCATTTCTTGTCAAATATTATGGCAATGGAGAAAATTCGGTTTCCTGCAATGCTCCGTCACCGACAATCACGGCGAGGGACAGAATGGGACTCGTAACAGTGCGCAGTCAAGATTATCAGATTGTTGATATCGGCCTTAGAATGCTGACGCCTCGTGAACTGTTTAATGCTATGGGATTCCCGAGCGACTACATAATCGATCATGATGTAAATGGAAAAGAGATTACCAGAGCAGCGCAAGTTGCAAGGTGTGGAAACGCCGTATGTCCGCCAATGGCTGAGGCACTGGTCAGGGCGAACCTGCCGGAGCTTTGTATCCCAAAAGAAGAAGTGGAGGTTATCGCGGCATGAGTGATATTCAGAATAATAAAGACAGATTCCTTGCAATTTGCAAAGAGCATATTCAGCGTGATGGCATTGAGAAGCTGCTGGCGTGGCTTGAAAAGTCAGATTTCTTCACTGCCCCAGCATCCAGAAACAATCATTTGGCGCATGCTGGAGGGCTACTTGAGCATTCATTGAATGTATATGACGAGCTGCGGAGGCTATGTGGAACATACGCGGGTTTCGCCACTATCTCAGAAGAGTCGATTGCTATCATGGCGCTTTTCCATGATCTTTGCAAGGTCAATTTCTATAAACCCGACACCAGAAATGTCAAGCGTGACGGCGTGTGGGTAGCAGTGCCATCTTATTCGATTGAAGAAAAATTCTCGTTTGGAGGCCATGGCAGTAAGTCGCTTTATATCGCGAACAGCTTTATCAGTCTCACAGCAGACGAAGCCGTCGCTATCAACTGCCACATGGCTTCATGGGACGGGAACAAGGATGTTGGCAACGCATTCAGGTCTTGTCCCGCTGCGTGGCTACTGCATGTTGCCGATGAGGCCGCAACCTTCTTGGTCGAAAATGAAGAAGCGTGACGCGCATGGAAATCTTTAACTGCACACTTGAAGTAAAAGCGAACGGGGAAACTCGTGCTATATCAATGCAAGCCCCTCGACCGGTTATAGAGCATGAATTCTTGCGATTAGTTCAAGATGCATCTCGATTACCAAAGCCAATTTCAATCAAGCTTTCACGTATGGTTCCAGTCTACAGTGAAATAGATAAGTGCTGGAAGAATATTGAAAACAGCATTACTTATGAGAACCCAACATATCTCAGAACAAATCATTGAGTGTAAAGCCGGTTTATCCGGCTTTTCATATATCAATTATAAGGAGGTTTCCAATGCCAGCTGAACAGCAAGAAATGCAGCCAATGAACATCTATCAAAAGTTGGCGAAGATCCGCAAGCCCGTTGAGGTATTGCAGAAGAACAAGGCCGGATACGGCTATCGATATGTTACGGAGGATCTTATTCTGGCCAAAATTACTGGTCTCATGGATAAACTTGGCGTATCTCTTATCCCAAACATCGTCGCAGGCACAACTAATGTAGTTCCATATCATTACGTCAAGACAAAAATCCTCAAGAGCGGCGAGGTCGTCTCAGAAAACGTCAATGAGATTCTAGTCCACGCAGATATGGAGTGGCATTGGGTTAACAACGACAACCCAGAAGACCGAGTTGTTGTTCCGTGGACTTTGGTTGGTCAGCAAGGCGATGCAAGCCAAGCATTTGGTTCTGGTCTGTCGTATTCCTCGCGATATTTTATGCTGAAGTATTTCAACGTTGCTACGTCCGAGGATGATCCCGATAACTGGCGCTCTATGCAGAAAGAAGCCGAACAAGCTGAGAATCGTGAGGTTGCAGCTGCGATTGTTGATCAGATTCATGGTATGGTAACCGCATATATCGCCGATCACGAATCGGATCGACCTAAGATTTCTGCAATTATTAAGAAGTACGCCAAGGAGAAGGGAAAGCCGAGTACCAATTACTTTGCTATCACCAACCCAGATCTGGCCAACAAACTGATGGCCGAACTTGCTCCTATCTGCGGAGGTGGAGACAATGCGGCCTAAAACAATTCGTCGTGCAGCCAGATTTCTTTTGGCTGTAATCACATCAATCGTAATTGTTGGAGCGATTGTATGCTTCAACTCGCAGCTATAATAGGAGGAATTTGTTATGGGCTTTAGACCAAAGGCTTATGCTACCGTATGGGGTATCGAATCTGGTAAAGGAAACTTCACCAAAGTGCGACTGTCAATCAGCAGAAAAAATAAGGACGGAGAGTACGAGCAGGATTTCGCCGGCTTCTGTACATTTATTGGTACTGCACACGCAAAAGCAAATAAGCTGAAGGAGCGTGACCGTATTCAGCTTGGAGACATCGATGTCAGTAATACATACGATGCAGAAAAGAAAAAGGAATACGTCAACTACAAAGTATTTGACTTCGAGTATGCGTCCAGCGGTGCCACTCCGGATGGTTCTGCCGGCGCAATGAAAGGTAACCCCGTCGAAGGCGACGAGGATGATGAGTCCCCGTTCTAAACCGTGTATTCTCTGATAACCTCGGGGATGACATGGAGTTATTCGAGAATCACAACATTTGAAAGCTGTCCGTACAAGTTTTTCCTTACATATATCAAGCCACATGAACAAGCTCGTATGTTTTTCTCTGACTATGGAAGCTTTTTTCATGAAGTGCTGGAAAAATTCTACACTGGACATCTAAAAAAGGAAGAACTCGTCCCGTACTATCTTGCAAATTTTTCAAGTAATGTCAAAGGACGTGCGCCTAGCTATACAATATTTCGCAATTACTTTAGACAAGGGTTGGAATATCTAAAAACGGCAAAGTTGCCTACTGATAAGATATTGGACGTAGAAAAACGTGTAGAATTTTCAGTCGGGCAACTGCCGTTTGTCGGGTTTATTGACCTGATTTTGCAGGATAGAGACTCAGATATCATTATCAAGATATGTGATAACAAAGCTCGTGCTTTGAAATCCAGGAGTAATCGCGGCAAGTATACCAAGTCTGATGCAGAATTGGATTCATACCTTCGCCAGCTATACCTGTATTCCATTCCGGTCAAAGAATTGTATGGTAGGTATCCGTCATGTCTAATGTTTAACTGCTACCGGAGCGGTGAATTGATTCAAGAACCATTCTCCGTGGAAGCCTTGGAAAAAACAAAAACATGGGCGGCCAATACTGTGGGAAATATTATTACTACGGATCATTGGACTCCGCACATGGATTACTACCATTGCAAACACCTCTGTGGAGTTCAAGGTCATTGTGAATACTACGCCATGCAGTTTGGCAATTCTCATAATCAAGAACATAAGACGAGGTGATTTGTATGACGGTTGACGATATTAAGAATATAGAGAGTGAAGCCGGCGTAATAGCATCTGTTATTCTGAAGCCCGAGCTCACATTCTACTCAGAGCAACTGCTCCCAAATCATTTTACGGACGAACAAAATGCATGGACGTATTACGCAGTGAGAGAACTGGCAAAACGTGGCTGTGAAAAAGTTGATGCGTACATGATTTGGAACATGCTCAACAAAAAATCAAACACACAAAAGGTTGCCGAGAATATGCTGACCGTTCAAATCCTGAACGGTCTATTTGATGTAGCCAAAAACATTGCTAGAGACTCGGTGAAAGAATACATGGTGTTGGTAGATAATGTGCTGGATGCAGCATTTCGCAGATACACCTATGCTAAACTTTCAGAATGCCAGAGGCTTTGTCTGACCGGCTCCGAGTCGAATATTGAGCAGCAAATATATTCCGCCCTCGATGGTGTAATGATGCAGTTCTCTACAACCAGCGAGGTACCGCAGTATAAGGATGTAGTTGACCAGTATTGGGCTGAGATCGAGGCGCGTCAGAATCCTGGTGACGCCGGCGTTATTCCGTTTAAGTTCAACACACTCAATGCGTATGTCATGATTGAGCGTGGTGAGCTTGTTATCTTTGGCGCAGAACAAAAGCAAGGCAAAAGTATGTTGCTTTTGAATTGTGCGGTAGACTTGATGCGGCGCGGACTCAGGGTGCTATATTTGGACAGCGAATTGAATTCTCGTCTTTTTACATGTCGCCTTATGTCACACTTGTCTGGCGTTGAGTTCAGACGCGTGCGCTCTGGCAGGTACTCAGATGAAGAAAAGGTCAAAATAGATGAGGCGCGTCAGTGGGTGAAAACAAAAGCTTTCACTCATATATATATGCCTGTGTTCGACGAACAAAGTATCTATACCACCATCAAAAAAGTATACCACACACAGGGAATTGATGTCCTGATTGTAGATTACTTTAAGGGTGGAGACGACAAAGATGCTTTTGCGTCATACCAGTCACTCGGCGGGTTTGTTGATCTGATCAAGAACCGCGTGGCTGGTGAACTCAACATAGCGGCTATCGGTGCAGCGCAGGCAACATCCGGCGGAAGGCTTGCGGATAGCGCAAAGATCGCTAGAAATGCATCAACTATCGTAATGCTGCAGAACAAGACGCCCGAAGAGATGGCGGCTGACGGCCCGGAATGCGGCACGAAGAAACTCCATGTCAAGTTCAATAGAAACGGCCCACAGCACGCAGATGATGAATATATAGATATGAGGTTTAACGGCGATCTAGTTCTGTATGAAGAAGCGAAGCAACATATACCTACAACTCCATACTAAGAGGTAATACATATGAAGGTGATTTTTCTTGATGTTGACGGTGTACTGAACGAGGCGTATTCAAAATCTCGTTCACCGCACGGATTTATCGGGGTAGACGACAATAAGGTCGCAGTCCTCAAGCAGATAGTCGACGCAACCGGTGCTGTCATCGTCCTCTCTTCCACGTGGAAGAAGGAGTGGTCGGCTGACCCGAATGAGATCGGTAACGATGCGGTATATCTAAACAACAAGCTTGCAAGATATGGATTGCATATCATTGACAAGACCGTAGATGATACATGGAATAGAGGCTTTGGCATTAAGGCTTGGCTGAGCACGCATGATGTAGAAACGTGGCTTGTGCTCGACGACGACAAGTTTGAGGATTTCGAGCGTGAAGGAATCATGCCTCACTTTGTTCAAACGAGCTTTTCAGATGGCGGCTTGATGGAAAAACATATTCCCAAATGTGTCGACATTTTGTCTGGGAAGGTGTAATTCATGGAAGTTTCTGACATCATTGACGCAGTTGATATGGAAGAATATATTTCACAGTTCTGCGATCTCGAAGAGCGAGGCGGTGAACTGTGGGGACTTTCTCCATTTAAGGATGAAAATACACCTTCGTTTTCGGTGAATCTCGAAAAGAAGTTCTGGTATGATTTCAGCGCAGGTTGCGGTGGCAATCTCCTTGACTTTGTTATGCGCTATCATGATGTCAATCTGATCAAAGCCATCGATATCCTGAAAAAGTACGCAAACATCACTGATGACGGAAAGTCCGTCGGTAAGATGCAAGCTGCCAGAATAGCGAAAAAATTCCGCAGCACATCTCGTCCCAATAAAGTTTCAAGCGCATCAATTCTTGATCCTAATTATATGGAAAGGTTTGAGTTACGCAAAGAAAAACTCAAGTTGTGGATGGATGAAGGCATTTCATGGGATGCCATGATGAGGTTCGGCGTTCGATACGACGCATTTGATAACCGCATTGTGTATCCTGTAAAAACTTATGATGGCGACATCATCAGTGTATGTGGACGTACATGTGATCCAGATTATAAAGCCAAGAGAATGCGCAAGTACACGTATTTTCAATCCCTCGGCACCATTGACACACTGTTTGGCTTCTCAGACAACAAGGAAGATATCATGAGTAAAAAAGAGATCATCCTGTTCGAAGGCGCAAAGTCTGTTATGATGGCGTATGGCTGGGGAATTAAGAATACCGCAGCGATTTTAACCTCTCACCTAAGTCCGAACCAGTTTAACTTTCTGGTTAAGCTTGGGAATTTGAAAGGTGTGCGTATTGTTTTTGCGCTTGATGCAGAAGTGGACATTACCAAGGATGAGCACATTATGCGTTTGGCTTCATATGCTCGCGTTGAGTGGATCAAGAACTTTGATAATTTGCTCGAAGATAAGGACAGTCCGGTCGACAAAGGGCAAGAAGTGTTTAATACGCTTTATGGCAGGAGGCAGAAACTAAAGTGATCATGAACGACGCCCAGAAAAATCTTGCCGAAAACAATCGCAACTTAGTTTATGCTGCAATTCGAAGATATATTGGCGGCGAGTATGTCACGAACGAAGATATGGTGTCAGATGGATTTTTGGGTCTGTGTAAGGCAGCGGCCACGTTTGATCCAGATCGTTCTGTCATGTTCAGCACATATGCAGTCAAGTGTATCCTTAACGAAATTACGAAAGAGTTCAGGCATCGCATGTGTAAATGCCGTGGTTGCGGCGACGTTCCTGTGAGTCTAAATCAAACATACATGCTGAGTGATGAGTTTGTAGAGCTTCTCGACATAATTGGCGACGAAAACTCCGACACCGAACAAGAAGCACTTGACCCGCTGCTCATTGATAGCATCTCGCATATTGCGCCAACCATTGTAGAAATGGTGCAATGCGAATTGACGCCCAAGGAAATGGCGGATAAATACTCTATTACACGCCAGGCAATCCACAATCGAATTAATAAGGAGAGAAAGCGCTTGCGATTAAGCAAAGCGCTTCCTTTATAAGGAGTCTATTATGAATGTAAACGAACACGAACATATGCTTGCTCAGATTTACAATCTCACCCTGTATTTGCACTACCTTGAGCAGAATCATCCAGAAGTATTTGCGCAATTGAATGATCATTTTGAAGGTCTTCCGGGTTATTCTTCGATTATTCTCGAATAAAATCTAGGTTTTATGAATGAAAACTGACAAGGAGGTGTAAGTACGAAACGCAATTACTGTGTGTACCATTTGCACACCGACTACTCTCTCGTTGATAGCTGTTCAAAATTCGAAGAATACGTCGATGCAGCTGTAGCACAGGATATGCCCGCAATAGCTTTTACGGAACACGGTAAGCCGCTTGGCTGGGTGCGTAAAAAACTATATTGCGACGAACGAGGGATCAAATATATCCATGGTGTAGAAATCTACCTAACGGAGCAGCTGGAACCGAAGGTGCGTGATAACTATCATACAGTGCTTCTAGCAAAGAATATGGATGGTGTACGCGAACTCAACAGACTTATCGGTCTTTCCAGCGACGAGCATCATTTCTACTACACCAACCGCATTAGCTTTGATGAGTTTCTTCAAATTTCAGACAACATCATCAAAACGAGTGCGTGTCTTGCATCTCCGCTGAACAAACTGGAAGATTCTCATCCTCGCTATATGGAGCTTGCATCTCATTATGATTATCTTGAAGTGCAACCTCACATCAGCGATGACCAGAAAGCATTCAACGGCAGGCTGCTTGCGCTGTCCAGAAGGATAGGCAAGCCTTTGATCGCGGGAACAGACACCCACAATTCATCCGCGTATAAAGCTGAGTGCAGAAAGGCGCTGATGAAGTATAAGGACAAAACCTTTGGCAATGAAGATGATTTTGACCTTACATGGAAAACATATGACGAACTTCTTCAGATGTTTATCGCCCAGGGTGCGCTGCCAGAAGAAGATATTCTGCAGGCAATAGAGAACACGAATGTTATGGCCGCATCCATTGAGAACTTCGAGTTAGACAGGAGCATCAAATACCCAATCCTGTATGGATCACGCGAGGAAGACTCTCGAAAATTTGATGAGCTTATAGCTCGCAAACTGGATGAAAAGTTGCGTTCAGGTGTTATTCCTGCCGAGCAGGAACATGCATTCAGGGAAGCAATCGCAGAAGAGGTTCGCGTATTCCGTAAGCTTCAGATGGACGGCTTTATGTTGTCTATGGCTGAGTTGCTTGGCTGGTGTCGTGAGCAAGGCATGGCAATTGGTACTGCTCGCGGATCTGTCGGCGGTTCAAGAGTTGCCTACGTAATTGATATCATCGATCTAAACCCGGAAACTTGGCATACAGTATTCTCTCGCTTTTGTAACGAAGATCGCGAAGAAATTGGTGACATAGATATTGACGTCGTGGAATCAGACCGCCCGGCAATTTTCCAACATATTATCAATAGATTTGGCGCATCTCATACAGCGAGAGTCGGGTCATATGGAACGCTTGCCGAGCTTGCAACAATTGAGGCTGCGGGTGGCGCGCTAAGAAAATTCTGGGAAGAGCGGCATCATCCGGGTAATTTTGACCCGAACGTCAAGCGCGTTAACTGGCATTCATATAAGTACGACGAAGACAATCCGTATACGCTCAAGAAAGTAGACCGAATCAAAAAAGAATTTAGCTCGGATGCAGAGGCCGCAAGGCAAAAACATCCGGAGCTTTTTTATTACTTTGATGGTCTGCTCAGTACTAAAATCTCCCAAAGCGTTCATCCGGCAGGCATGGTCATCTCTCCAATTGACCTTGATGCGGAGTATGGCGTATTTGACAAGGACAATGAGCGTTGTCTTGTAATGGATATGGACGAGCTTCACGAGGTCGGAGCGGCGAAATACGACTTCCTTGTTCTTAAAACCGTGCAGGTCATACGAGATACCTGCCGTTACATCGGCATCCCATATCCGAAGACACACGAGATTGATGGGAACGATCAAGCAGTATGGGATGATATGCTTCGTTCCCCCGGTGCCATTTTTCAGATGGAAGGTAAATATGCATTTGATTGTCTCAAAGCTTTTAAGCCAAAGAGTATTTTTGATATGTCGCTGGTAACAGCATGTATTCGTCCCTCTGGTGCTTCGTATAGAGATGAACTTCTTGCTAGGAAACCACATAAAAACCCATCTGAAATTATTGATAATCTGCTGAGCGAGAATCTTGGATACCTGATTTACCAAGAGGATACAATTAAGTTCTTGCAAGAAATTTGCGGACTAAGCGGATCGCAAGCAGACAACATCAGACGAGCGATTGGCCGCAAGCAGAAAGATAGATTGGATGCAGCAATGCCAGATATCTTGGAAGGATACTGCTCAAAATCTCCAAAGCCCCGCGAAGAAGCCGAGGCTGAAGCAAAAGAGTTCTTACAGATCATCGAGGATAGCGCAAGTTACCAGTTTGGATATAACCACTCTGTAGCTTATTGTTTGCTAGGTTACTTGTGTGCGTACTATCGCTACTATTATCCGGTGCAGTTCATTACTGCGTTCCTAAACAATGCAGCAAATGACGATGACATCTATAACGGAACATTGCTGGCAAAACTTTATGGTATTCGCATCACGTCCCCGAAGTTTGGAGCTTCGAAGGGAGATTATTCGTGCGATGCTGAGAAGAAGCGTATCGCAAAAGGCTTATCTTCAATCAAGTTTCTCGGAAATAAGATGGCGGATAGTCTTTACGAACTTGCTAACCGAGAAATTTATGATCGTTTTTCGGATGTGCTATTCGCGATTAAGCAAGAGTCGTGCGTTGACGCAAGACAGTTGAGCATCCTAATACATATTGACTTTTTTTCTGACTATGGCAATCAACGTGAGCTTGAGAATATTGTCTACATTTTTGACTTGTTTAAGCAAGGTTCGGCCAAACAGATTAAAAAGGACAGGATCGCGGGTTCGTATGTGGAAACTGTTGTTGCGAAATACGCAGATGGTAAAACAAAAGCCGGCAAGGAATCAGCGAGCTGGGCTCTACACGATGTTGGACGTATCGTTCGTGAGTGTGAAGATCATATCAAGTTGCTGGCTTTGCCTGACTTAGGCGTTTTGACGAAGGTTAGGAATTATACCGAGGCTATGGGGTACAGCGGATACGTTTCCGGAGACGAAGCAGACCGCCCAAAGCTATACGTTAAGGACGTTTTCCCGGTTAAGAGGAAACGCGATGGTGTGCAATTCGGGTATAACATTTTGACCCAATCGATAGGAAGCGGTATCGAAAGCAGATTCACGGTATTCAACCGACTGTTCAATGAGCAGCCAATCCAAAAGGGCGATGTGATATTCTGCAAAAGCTACACCAGGGAAGGTCAATATTTCACCATGACTGGATATCGCAAAATTATGACAGACAATGATCTGATGGAGGACTTATGATTTACGTAACTGGTGATACCCATGGAGGGTTTAACCGTATTTATAGTTTTTGCCACAAGCATACTACCAGCCGAGACGATATCTTAATCATCTTGGGCGATGCCGGCATCAACTATTTCGGAGATATCAGGGATTCAATCAATAAGCAACGGCTTTCAGAACTACCCATCACACTATTTTGTATTCATGGCAACCATGAAATTCGGCCTCGGAATATTGACACATATCAAATCGATTATTTCCATGGCGGCATCGTGCACTACGAACAAGAATATCCCAATATTTTGTTTGCAAATGATGGCCAGATATATGACCTAGCCGGTAAAAAATGTCTTGTTATTGGCGGCGCATACAGTGTCGATAAACATTATCGTATTCGGATGGGTATGCGCTGGTTTGAAGACGAGCAGCCCGATATCACAACCAAGCGTCTAGTTGAGCTTCAGGTGCGCAGAAAGCAAGTTGATGTTATTCTTTCTCATACCTGCCCATTCAAGTATATCCCCACTGAGGTGTTCCTGCCCGGTATCGATCAGTCAACTGTAGATAATAGCACTGAACACTGGCTTGATTTCATAGAGGAGATATGTGTTTATCAACACTGGTATTGCGGTCATTATCATACTGATAAGACTGTTGGCAAGCTGCGCTTCGTATTTGAAGACATCTTTGAATTATCTGAAGCGCATCAAGAGCCAAAGCAAGAAGACGAGCCATTGTGCAATATGTGCGGCAAGCCGCTCGATGAGTATGATCTTCAGGAGAAATTCGGCTTTGAACATTATATTGGCTATGGATCCTCTCATGATCTTGAGCATGTAAAGGCTCGATTCTGCTGTGGGTGTTTCGACAAAATGCTGGATCAGGCAGTCCGGGATTTTAAGATTTCACCGATTCTTGGCGAGTATTCGTTGGCAGGAGAGATTCCTATCGACGAAGTAATTGATGAGCTCGCGGAAGAAGCTGGCTGATATACATATGAACACATTAAAAATAGAGGCTCTATTAGCGAAGAAGTACGGTTATAAGCCACTGCCTGACGATCTTTCCAAACAATACCGTGAGTATTTCGTAAATAATACTCCAGACTTCTTAGCTGAGAATGAAAACCAACCGCTGTACACAGTATGCGGCACGTTGATTTGTGATGGGTTTAGACGCATCGTAGTAGGAGACTACGGTGCGTTTGTCGAGTTTAATCTCGGTCAGGCGAATGATGCCCATTTCTGTATAGCGCCTGGCCAGGAGTATAGAATCAAAGATCCGAAGTACGCAAACGTGAAGTATCACTGGTATACAATACCGGATCAAAGCAATGTCAAAATTTATTTCCAGAAGAATAGGGTCGCTTATGCAGACTACATACCGGGTATGTACTATGTTTCAGTGCATGAAGTTAGGCCAGAAAGAGGTAGCTAAATGAGTAAAAAGCATAATGATCTGTTGTTTAAGCAGCAATTTCAGCGCGGCTTTCAGCGCCAGCATTCTGCTGGTGTTGCGCAAGGCGCATACGCGATGTGTAAGGTGATTCATGACAAGGCAATTGATACATCCAAGACCGCAGAAGAGCGTATCACATGGATTACCTACTTCTGTGGAAAGCTGCTTGAAAGTGCAACTGGCGGCGTAAAGGAGGCTAGTCATAACAATGAAGGTTGAAATTCTGAATCCCGAGGTGCTTGAAAATCTCTATAAGAATCATGGTGAATTTGCTCGAATTTGCTATGACACGCCTGAAAAGTATGCTGAGCGTGTCGGCAAGTCTTGTCAGGCAGACGGCCATATGAGCGGAAGCAGATGTGAGTACATCAAGTTTAGAATCAGCGGCATCGATCGCGGCACAGCCGAGCAGTGTCTGAGACACGAACTGGGAACCCATGTTCCGTTCGAACTTCAGGACAATTACTCTTTTGCCGACTACAGTGAGGTCGTTAAAGATGTTTCCCCAGATCAGGTAGTGAAGAACATGGCGTCGTTCCGCTACATCGACAAGGACGGATTCTCCTGGTCAACCCCTGCATACATCGAGGAATGCCAGGCTGCGAAAGAAATTTATGACCACCTTATGGTACATATCAACAATGAGCGCGAACGAATCAAGAACGCTCTGATTGAAAATGGGTGCGATGAACGATCTGCGGTGCAGGATGCTAATTTTGTTCTACCGCGCGCTACCGAAACCGAATTTGTTATTGGCTTTACTCCAGAAGCCTTCATTCATTTTGAGCACAAGCGTCTATGTAGCCGCGCCCAAGAGTTCATTCGGGAACTGGCAATTAAAATGAAGAATGAAGTTGCAAAATACAATGAGAGATTTGCTCGCGAGGCTACTCCTCAGTGTATGCATCTTTTGTGGTGCCCAGAGGGCAAGCGTAGTTGTGGTATGATGCCAACTAAGGCGGAAGCTCGCATGTTTATTGCGCAAGGAAAGAAGGTGGCTGCGTGAAGATTATTTGTATTTCAGGTGTGGCACGAAGCGGTAAAGATACGACAGCCGGTTTGATTCAGAAAAGGCTGCACGGTAACGGCAAACGTGTCCTAGTTACTCATTATGCAGATTTGCTCAAGTTCATGTGTGCTCAGCTATTTGGCTGGGACGGTAACAAAGATGAACGCGGACGCCATATCTTGCAATATGTTGGCACGGATGTTATCAGAAAGCAGCTGCCCGACTTCTGGGTTGATTTCATTATTCAGGAACTTCGGCTCTTCCCGGATCAGTGGGATTACGTAATTATCCCTGATTGCAGATTCCCGAATGAGCTAAACCGTCTGAAAGAAGAAGGTTTCGATGTAACTCATGTACGCATCGAACGCAGTTCGCATGAGAACAACTTGACGGAAGAGCAACGCAATCATCCGTCAGAGACTGCTCTAAATGATGTTGTTCCGGATTATGTGATCCAGAATGACGGCACAATTACAATGCTTGCAGCGGAAGTAATGAAGTTGATGAAGACAAATTTCACTGAATAAATCGTAGGAGGGAATCATGGTATCTGAAATTAAAAAGCGCGATGGCAGGCTTGTGCCTTTCAGTCGTCAAAAAATTGTTAATGCAATTCAGAAAGCAATGGCTCAGTCTGGCGAGACGGATATGGATGCGGTGAATAAAATTGCTGACGAGATCGCCAATCTTCCTTCGCATGTGCTTGGCGTTGAAGAGGTGCAGGACATTGTTGAAATGAAACTAATGCAGTCCGAGCTCAAAGCTACCGCCAAGGAGTATATTACATATAGAGAAAACCGCAGTCGCATTCGTGAACGCAATAGCAACATCAATAAGCAGATCGAAAGTGTGATTTGCGGTACAGACGTTCAGAACGCGAATGCAAATGTGGACGAGCGGAGCTTCTCTGGTAAGAAATTTGAGAGCGCAAATATCCTGCACAAAGAGATTGCGCTCAATGTGTTTGTGAGACCGGAGGTTGCTCAGGCTCATCGTGAATCCAGACTGTATCTACACGATCTGTCCGAATACGATATCGGTAGTCATAACTGTCTGTTTGCAGATCTAAAGCGTTTGCTTGGCGAGGGGTTCTCTACGCGCAATGGCGACGTGCGAGCAGCAAATAGTTTTTCTACAGCATGTCAGCTTGTTGCCGTCATTTTCCAGTGTCAGAGTCAGGTACAATTCGGCGGCGTAGCTTCGGCGCATCTTGACTATGATCTTGCGCCATATGTCAAGAAAAGTTTCTTCAAGCACTATGTGGACGGAGTAAAATATCTGGAAGGTCGCGAGATTGACTACAGCTTCAATCCGGAAATGTCTATCGAAGATTCCGATTACAAGGTATACTCTGAAAAGGCTTATAATTACGCCATGGATCTGACCGAGAAAGAAGGCAGACAGGCGGCACAGGGCTTGTACCACAACTTGAATACGCTTGAAAGCCGTGCAGGTTCTCAAGTTCCGTTTTCCTCCATCAACTTTGGTACAGATACATCACCCGAAGGTCGCTTGGTAACTAAATGGATGCTCGAAGCAAGCCTAGCGGGCATCGGCAAATACAACCTGACGTCTATCTTCCCGATTTCTGTCTTTAAGTATAAGAAGGGCGTCAACGACAAGCCAGGCACGCCTAATTACGACCTTCGTATTCTAGCAGAAAAGTCCATGTCCAGGCGTATCTATCCCAATTTTGTCAACTGTGATTTCTCTCAGAATAAGTATACCGAGGGTGATCCTGACACTGAAATTGCGACTATGGGATGTCGCACAATGCTCGGTTACGATCGTCATGGCATGGGCTATTCCAAGGTTGGTCGCGGAAACGTATGCCCTACTACCATGAATCTGCCGAAAATTGGCATCCATCACGGCATCTGCACTGGCCAGCGACAGGTGGCAGACCTAGATGGTTTCTGGCAGGAGCTAGACGAAGTGCTGCGTTTGACGGAAACCTCGCTCGTAGACAGATTCTACCATATTTGCGCTCAGAGTGTTGATGCGGCGACATTTATGTATCAGAATGGCACAATCGCAGATCACGTAGAAGCAAATATGAAGGGCGTATATCAGGCAATGAGGCACGGTACTTTGGCAATTGGATATATCGGAATTGCAGAAACCTGCCAAGCCCTGTTTGGAAAGGATCATTCTGAGGATGCTGACGTTCACAAGTTTGCTCTCTCGATTGTAGAACATATTTATAATTGGGCGAAAGATGCTTCGGAACGTCATAATCTGAACTTTGGATGCTATGCCGCTCCTGCAGAGAATCTGTGTAAAACATATGCACAGGCGCTTCGGAAGGAATTTGGCGTCATCCCGAATGTGACTGACAAAGAGTATATCACCAATAGCCATCATGTTCCGGTATGGCAGAAAGTTTCCATCTACAAAAAGCTGGAGCTTGAGGCGCCTTTCTGCAAGTATGCGACCGCAGGTTGCATTACATATATTGAACTTGAGAGCGCGGCAATGCAGAACCAGCGTGCCATCTCTGATATCATCGACTATGCGATGTCACTAGATATTCCGTATCTAGCTTTCAATTTTCCGATTGACAGCTGCCTAAAGTGCGGTTATCAGGGGGAGATTGAATATCATTGCCCGCGCTGCAGTAATACCGAAATCCAGCGTTTGCGTAGAGTAACTGGTTATCTCACATCTGATTTCCGCAGATTCAATAAAGGTAAAATCGCCGAATGCCTTGATCGTGTTAAGCACAGCAATTACACCTCCTTCGCACAACACGAGGCAGCATAGTGGCAAAGATAGTCGGCATCAACTTCGAATCCATAGTTGATGGCGAAGGCGTTAGGGTTGTGATTTTCTTTAGCGGGTGTAACCATCATTGCAATGGATGTCACAATCCTGCGTCTCATGATTTCTCTGCGGGTCGCAATTTTGATGAAGAGTTGCAGTATCAGATTATTGAGTACATCAAGGAAACGCCGTTTACTGCCGGCGTTACGTTGAGCGGAGGAGACCCGATGTACTCTGCCTCCGATATTATACCATTCATACATAGGTTACGCAGGGAAGTGCCGGATGCCACAGTGTGGGTATATAGCGGGTTTACTTATGAAGAGTTGCGTGAAGAAGCTGTCATGTCAGAACTCTTAGATATGTGTGACGTTCTGGTTGACGGGCCGTTTATGCTGGCACAGAGAGATATCACGCTAAGTTACCGTGGAAGTGGTAATCAACGGATTATCGATATTCAAAAATCGCGTGCAGACGGCAGTATTATTCTGTGGAGCGATGAGAGGAGCTTGGGATGAAAGCATTTGGATCGGCTTTATTTGCTGGTTTTGTAATCGGACTTAGCTGCGTTTCATGTTTGCTCGCGGAGAGCAAAATCGCTGGTGCATTTTTGTTTTGCTTTGGACTGTTCACCATTTGCGCATTCAAACTCCTGTTGTTCACTGGGAAGGTCGGTTACATCGACCATGGCGATGATTTCGTGCCGCTGGCGATAATTTGGCTTGGAAATCTTCTCGGAACAGTTTTATGCGCGTTGCTAATTTCTGCAGTAAAGCCCGAGATTACGCATTTATTCGAACAAACGGTATTTTTGCGACTAACTCAAACCACACATAAAACAGTAATTTTATCAATGCTTTGTGGCTGTTTGATGTATATTGCTGTTGAGAGTCATAGGATTCTTAGCGAACGCAGCGTTTTTCCATTTATCGGTGTCCTGTTGTGTGTTCCTACTTTTATTCTTTGCGGGTATGAACACTGCGTAGCCGACATGTTTTATTTGTCGGCTGCAGGGCACCTCAGAGATTCATTTATGCACCTACTGCTTGTGACCTTCGGTAATGCTGTAGGCGCTATACTGACCAGACAGATAATGATGAAGTTGAGGTAATTCATGGATAAGCTATTTGCGCTTCACAGCGCATTCCGTAGAATCAAAGATGCTGTAGGTAATGCTAAGCTTCCGGTTATCAGAGATGTGTGTTCCGACGCATACATCAAAAGAGGACTTGTAATGCTACTCAACCCATATGTCACGTTTGGTATTCGTGGAAAGAGCCTTTCAAAGCAGGTTGACGTCGCACCCAATAAAACGTATGGAGATCTGCTTGATCTGTGCGAAGAGCTTGACGCCACCCGTCGTGTCAATAGCACAGTAATTGCCAATGTACAGGCATATCTTAACTCTATCGGCGATGATGAGTTGCGCGAGTTTGCCACCGCATTTGTAACTAAGTCTATTACACTGGGGGCTACCGGCAAAACGATCAACAAGGCTCTCGATAAGAAAATTGTACCGCTGTTTGAGTGCATGCTTGCGAACAAATATTTTGAGCATCAGAACGCGATTAGTGGAAAGCAGTTTGCTATCACCGAAAAGTTGGACGGCATACGCTGCATTGCAATTCTTCAAAAGGGCAAGGCGCCAGTTTTGTACAGCAGACAGGGACAAGTAATTGACGGATTGGTCGATATTGAGGATGAGCTTTCGCGTCTTACTGATGAACACTCATTTACCACACTGATGCTTGACGGAGAATTGCTCATTGCGGATCGCGACAAATATCCCAGCAAAGAGCAGTATAAAAAGACGACCGAGATCGTGCGAAGAGACGGCTTAAAGGGTGGCATTGCCTACCATGTGTTTGATGTGATTAGAAACAACAACAGCATGGTTGCATATGCCTCCAGAAGAGACCTTCTTACGTATTATATTGACCCTAATAAGTACCGGCATGTAAAGTATCTGCCGGTACTTTATGCTGGCGATAATGAGAACATGATAATTAAGCACCTCGACCAGCAGCGCGCTCTTGGACATGAGGGTGTGATGATTAACTTGTTATATGCGCCATACGAATACAAAAGAACGAATAACCTTTTGAAATGCAAGGTAATGCAGGATTGCGATTTGCAAATCATTGGTTTTCAGGAAGGCAGTGGCAAGTATAGCGGCTCGCTTGGCGCCCTGATCGTTGATTATAAAGGAATGCCGCTGGGTGTTGGTTCTGGGTTGAGCGACAGTATGCGCCAGCATATCTGGGAAAACCAAGATTCCTATCTAGGCCGAGTAGTAACTGTGCAGTATTTCGAGGAAACGCATGACGCGCATGGTAATCTATCGCTAAGATTCCCGGTATTAAAGGAAGTTCGTGAAGAAGGCAAGGAAGTATCCTACAACTAAGGAGCGATAACATTGGAAGTCTTTATG